TTAAACTACCTTTAAATCGTGGAAAACACGCTCGGCCTGCAGGCTCTCTGCGACCTCTTTTTCGTTGTAGACCTCACCGTCGTCATCGATGGGCGCAGCCCCACGGACAATACCGTTTTTATGCCGGTTTAGCTCCCGAGCGATGTCTTGGCTCTTGCCCGGATAGAGATGGGCATAAGTGCGGTCTACTTCTTCCGGAGTGTCACCGATCCGCTTGGCAATAGCGTGCGTTCGGTATCCCAGCTCGATCAGTAAGGAAGCATGAGAATGTCGCAGGTCATGTACTCGGATTCGTTCGACACCGGCCTTCTCTGCCAGACGGTCCAGCTCCTTATTAAGCGCTGTCTTAGTGAAATAGAATATCCTGTCATCCTTTCCCAGACCGTAGAGGGCGTTCATGTAGTATTTCAGCTCCTGGTAGAGGAAATCCGGCATGGAGACGACCCTGACGCTGTTCTCTGTCTTGGGATCGTCGAAGATGTCCTCCCCGTCCTTGCGCTTGAAAGTTTCGTTGATATCAAGGGATTGGATAGCGTCAAGTACCTTCTTAGGGCTGAGAGCCAGACATTCTCCTTCACGTATGCCTGTCCAATATAGCGTCATGAAAGCGGCATGATAAGCCGGATGCTCTTCACAGGCTATAACCTCATTGAATTGGTCGAGCGTCCAGAACTTCATCTCGTCGGCCCGTTTTTTGCCGATGGCCTTCACCCGGGCGCAGGGATTCTTGGGCAGGTTATAATATTCCACCGCGAAGTTTAGTATAGCACTGAGCTGGCTGTTAATGGAGCGCAGGTATGTCGGTTTATAAGACTTCCCTTCTTTACTTTTCGGGTTTTTCTTCTTCAACATAAGGTTCTGCCAGCGCCGGACATCAGCATTTGTAATCTCGGAAATTATCTTAGCCTTAAAAACCGGCAGTACATGTGTATCAATCATGCTTTTCTTTGTATCCTGGGTAGAACCTCTCACCCGATTCTCGAAATCCTCATAATAAAGATCTACCAGCGACTCAAAGGTCATATTGGGACTTCCACTGACTTTAAGCAAAAATTGTCTTTCAAACTCTTTAGCGTCTCTCTCCAGCTTAAATCCACGTTTTTTCTTCTTATGTTTCACACCTTTCCAGTCGGTATAGTAAAACTGGGCTGTCCAGGTTCCTCGTTCTTCATCCTTAGTAGCCGGCAAAGGATCCACCTCCTTTAATAAAATAGCCCTGCCCCCGAAGGGGTGGGGCCTTAGTTATTTAGCAGCCAATTCAGCTTGTCAATGATTTCCGTATATCGTCTATTTACCTCAACCTCAGGGAGCATGGCGCGGCTGTGGCGCTTTAAATACTCAACACTCTTGCCGGCGTTCTGCCGGGCCAGCTTCCTGCAAGTGATGTTATATCGCTCGTTCAGCGGATAAAGAAAATGAACCTGGACGAATCGACTATCCTCCGCGACTATATATTTTTCCTTCACGGCCGGCTGGTTTTCCTTTTTATATTGAATGGTATAGGGTTTCGAGGCGAGCGCCTGGTCGAAATATTCAATATAGGAATTCCAGCGGTTTAAATAGTCCAGCAGGACCAGGTTCATAGTGATTAGCTTTCGGTCGTAGATTTCGGATTCCAGCTCCGGTATCAAGCCGGAATTATGCTCTATGACACTTTGGGCAAAACCTATAAACTCCAGGCCCTTCTCGTATTCCCGGCTCCGGAGGAAAAACTCGGCTACCCAATTACACAGGGGATAGGAGAGCAGGAGCCTGAGCCCAAGAAATGGGTCTTTAAATTGTGAGATTTGCGCCGCGAGGTTCCCGATCATTTCGTTATTTCCGGGACCCCGTCACCGGTTCTCTTGATCATGGCGATGTTGTAGGGATCACCGGCGTTAACGGTGGCCTTGTCTTTGTAGAACCAAACAATAACATCACGCCATTTGTTATTGTCCAACTTGTTGAACACCCACAGGAGCTGGTTGTCGGAGGCGTCAGCGGCCGCCATGACCCGGAACGAATGGTTTTTCAGATCTGTACCGTAGTCCTGGTCGTTTATGACTTCATATGGGATGCTGTAGTCAGGCGTCGGCGCAGCGGCAGGGTCAGATGCATGCTTAGCTTCCTTAGTGCAGCCGGCTAAGGCCATAAAAGTGAAAATCACAACTACCAAAGCTGTAAACCATCTCGTTTTCATCAGCATTCCTCCCCGGTCAGTATTTTATCTTATATTCCAGCAATTGTTCGGACACTTCCAAGGTTGCAGCTATTTGGCTCAAAACATATCCTTCCAGCAGTTCCGGTTCCAAAGCATTATCAGCAATTAGTAATTCAGCAGCAAACCGATTGGCCTCAGTCTCTATTCGATCAGTTAAAAGGTAGGTGTGGGAATCCAGAAAGACGGCATTGGTTTTTCGGTGAAGGATTGCATGTCCAAGTTCATGCGCGCATACCTGACGTTTAATGACATCCGGAAGATTGATATTAATATGAATTAAGCGCTTTCTAAATTTATATTGATAAATGCCGCGTATACTTCCCAAATCACTGTATCGGATTGAGATATCTAATATTCTGCAAAGCGCAAAAGGGTCATTTGTTTCATGTTTCCGGACAAGTCTTGCTACGACTCTTTTTACGTCCATATACTGGCGCCCGCTACTTCTTAAATTTTTTCGGGGTATATTTTTCTTTCGCCTCTTCTTTAGCGAGAATCATACCCTCTTCGAGTGCGGCCATCACCTTCACCAATGTCTCGTTGTCACTGATTTCCCCGTCAAACGCCATCCCTAAAGAAGTCATCATCAGGCTTTTGATCCGCTTAGACTCTTCTTTTATTTTCTCCATGTCCTTAGAATTAAGGGTCATTTTATACTTCTTCTCTTTCCTTACTTTACTGATGCCAAGAATATAGTCTGCTGATTCGTCGAATATTTCGCTCAGTTTTACAATGGTTTCATCGGTTAGCGGCGTCCGGCCGCTTTCGTATTTTGAGACCGCCGGACCATTGACGTTCAGCCGGTCGCCCAGCTCGGCCTGGGTCCATCCCATCTCCTCGCGGAGTTCTTTAATCCTATTAATATTTACCACCGCCCTTTTAAGGCAATTATAAATTATCCTAATAGGAAAAATAAAATATTCTTCCTAACTGGAAAATTTCTTATGTAAAACGGTTGACAACTTTCCAAATAGGAAAGTATAATTAAATTATCCTACTAAGATATACCAATAAGGGAGGGATATTGAAGTGCTTATCGGTCTCCGAAATGCCCGGCTTGATAAAAAAGTTCCTGCCAGGAAACTCGCTGATCTGCTTGAACTCAAAACAGAAGCGGCTTACTACAAAAAAGAGACGGAAGCAGTTCCGACGACAGTTCGCGAAGGTGAAAAGCTCGCGAGATTTCTTGGTAAAACGATGGATGAGCTTTTTTGTGCCGAAAAATCTTCCTAATAGGAATTTTAATAGATTAAACTTTCCGAACGGGAAGATTTGAAATCATTATAAGGCAAGAAGTAGGTGAAATATATGCCAAGAAAAGCCACAAAAGCTGCTGATAGCGTGTATTATCTCGCACGAATCGAGGCCGCTGCGTGCAACGACAAATTAAATAGCCGGGAAGGCGCTGCGGAGATCATCGGCATCGACCGCACCAGGCTCGCCCGCATTGAACTCGGTAGCCTTGATCCGTATCCGGAAGAGGTCATGCTGATGGCCGACGCTTACAACGCCCCGGAGCTCGGTAATCATTTCTGCTCTTGCCAGTGTCCGCTCGGCCGGCACACAGTGCCGCAAATTGAGCTGGCGGAGCTGGACCGGTTAACACTGCAGGTGCTGTCGGCCTTTCAGCGGGTGACAACTATCAAGGACACACTGCTGGATATCGCCTCCGACGGCGTGATTGAGGACAAGGAGCGGCCCCAGCTCGATCAGGTTCTGGGAGCCCTCGACCTTATCTCCAAGAACGCCCAGTCCCTTAGGCTTTGGGCTGAGAAAAACATCAAGTGAGGAGGAATACAAATGGCATTTTATACGGTTAACGATGTGATGGCCCTGCTTGATGTCTCCCGGTCGAAGGCTTACAAAATCATTCAGGACCTGAATAAGGAGCTTAAAAAGAAGGGGTATATCACGGTCGCCGGCAAGGTGCCGAAGAAGTTTTTCCGTGAGAAGTTCTACTGCGATGCAGAAGATATTCCGGAGCCGGTCGCGATGGCCAACTGACCGGAAAGTAACCAGAGGGGGAGCGAACAATGCATGAAAGCCAAATGTGTCAAATGCCTTCGAATGTGGAACATCAGCATACTAAGCAAAATTCCAAAGGAAGGGTACATATGCCCTTACTGCACGTCAAAAAGCGAGCCATTAAAAAGGCCGTTGCCAAGGCCGTCCTATTCCTTGTCAAAGTAGGAATATCATTGTTTGCGGCCTGGCTTATTTCTTTATGGGCTATCCCAGCAGCATACGCCGAGAGAGGATATTCCGCTGTTGGCGGAGAGTGGATGCTTATTCTGTCCGCTGGCGCCCTGACATTCTGGGCGGTTACCAGGTGGCTTGATATAAGGATTAAAAAATGGAGAAGGAGGTCCAGAAATGCTGTACAGAATCTGCCCTAACTGCGGATCCGCACTCGACCCTGGTGAAAAGTGCGACTGTGAGGGTAAAACCTTACAGCCCGTAAATCAGGAGCCTAGGCGCTTGTCGCCTTACGACAGGACGAGGGCCCAGGTATATGCTACCGGGAATAAGTGGGCGATGGAAAATTTCAACGCTACCCACAATTAAGGAAAGGAGAATCGAGATTGAGTAACTTAAAAGTTCTTGTGGAAGAGGAACTGCGCTCCGAAATTTCGATCGAAGAAATGGAACGAGCCGAACGCCGGGCCCGTCAGAAGTTGGACTGGATAATCAAGCGAGAAGGAGACGCCAATGGGGAACGTCTCAAGCCCTGGTACCTGGTTCATTTAATTTCCGAGGCGGTATGCCAATATAGACTTTCAGCAGAATGCCTACTCCTCTACGGACGGGCAAAAGAAAAAGATTGCGCCGCCCTGTGAAGCAAACGCAATCCGTTGTTTGATAAATATTTATGACTCTACTTTAACATGAAAATTTTAACAAATCAAGATTTTGGAGGGATATAAATGCAAAACACCCTTATGGAAGTTCAGAGCAAATTCAGCGGCGCAGACGTCAATCTGCTCATGCCGATCAGCAACGAAGCGCAGATCAACCCTTTTTATAAATTCACCGTCATGGAAGTCAAAGCCGATGTGTCCGAGAAGTCCGGCGATATTTTTAAGGTCGGCAGCGTCAAAACCGGAACTGCAAACGGCAAGGACATCTATTCCGACGTATTCTCCCCGGCCAAGCCGCTGCTCATGAAGCTGGCAGCCGCCGCCGGCATCCAATTCGATCCTAACAACACTTTCGGTACCTTCATCACCAAGAACTGCTATAAGGCCAAAGCCTATGGCGCTATGCGCATGCCGGATGGTACCGGAAAAACCCACTGCGACGAGAAAGTTATCAATCTGGATGATGAAGAGGATCGCTTCCGGCTTGAATTCATGGACAAAGCCTTGCAAGGTATTACCGAGCAGAAAGCAGCTCAGGAGGCCGCTAAGTTATTCAAAGGTGAGTGGGTAGACGCTGAAGACAAATGGGGAAAGAAATGCAAAGCCTTTAAGATTGCTGACGAGGACCGGCAGAAATATATCGACCGTTCCGTGCTGGTCAACATGACCCTGCTGCGCAAAACCTTTGCCGAGAAAGCCATGACCGGAGCTATACTGCGTGTGATCCGCGCGCTGATCGGCATGAAAGGCACCTATACCCTGGAAGAGCTGAAAAAGCCTTTCGTCATTCCGCGCGTGACATTCAGCCCGGACTATAACAACCCAGAAGTACGCCGGGCAATGTTGGAGCAGGGTATGTCCTCGGTAACCAATATGTTCGGCGGATCCAGAGCTTTGGCCGCGGCACCCTCTTATCTCGACCAACCTGCCCGGGAAGATTTCAACCCGGAGGATTTCTCAACAAACGCTGCTTTTGCCTCCGATGCACTTGATCCGGATGATTCTCCCTTTGGCAGCGCCGAGGACTTCTCTGATCCCGAATCTGACCCCGAAGAGGAACAGAATGCAGCAACGATAGACCAAAACGACCCGAACCAGTGCCAGAAATGCGGCGCCAAAATTACCGATAAAGTATCAACCTTTGCCATTAAGAATTTCGGGAAGCCTCTATGCATGAGCTGCCAGCATAAAGGGGGTGCTGCCCAATGATTGCTTTGAAAATTACTACCGATTGCAAGATTAAGAAAATAGATCTTCAAGATCCCTTATACCAAACGGTTAAAGAATCTATGGGTGGACCTCTTGAAATCTTACATCCAGAAAGTCTTCCTTCTTCTTTCTGCATGGTTACTGCAAAGAAAGGAATTGGAAAAGAATCATCGTTTAATCCGGTCGCTTGCTATTTATATCAGGCAGATATTTATGAAAATCCTATTATTGGTGACGTCATCGTCATGCGAAAAAAGATGACTGAGAATGGGATTGCCCTTATCGGTCTAAAAGAACAAGAAATCAATACACTTACCAGAAGTTTTAACAGCGTTATAGCAATGATTCAGCAAAATATGCAGTTGCAGGAGGCGCTGTGATGAAAATTCTTCATACCTCCGATTGGCATATCGGCAATTACCCTGGTCCTGAATTAAACGGCGTCAATTTGCGAGGCAATGACATCTATAACTGCCTCGGCTTCATGGTTAACAAGGCTCGGAGCGAGAACCCCGATTTGATTGTGGTTTCCGGCGATATTTTTCACGCTGCCAAGGTGTGGGCCGACCGGGGACTGAACGAGACCTATCACGCGATCAATATTATCCGTAAGCTTTCCGATGTTGCGCCTGTGGCGATTCTCCGCGGTACACCGAATCATGACGGCGACGAGCATTTTCAAATGTTATATGAGGTTCTTGGTTCTGATCCGGACATTACTATTCTAGATAAACCGGATGTTACCCATATTGTCACCAAAAACGGCCCTGTCAACGTTGCCGCCCTGCCTGGGTTTGAGCGTGGATTCTTCCGGGCGAAGTTTCCGGGTCTCTCCAAAGAGGAAGAGAACCAGGTCTTTACCGAGGAGCTTGGCAAGATTGTCCTGAGCCTGAAAGCCGCCTGCAATCCTGGTTACCCTTCCATCCTGCTGGCGCATTACACTGTGCCAGGATGCAACACCGAGAGCGGACAGGTGCAGTTTTTCTCCCAGTTCGAGCCTGTTATTCTCCCGGAAGTTCTGGATGCTGCTGGATTTGACCTGGTGGCACTCGGCCATATTCACCGGCCTCAATGGGTACAGAGCTGCCGTAATACTTATTACGCCGGCGCTATCAATGCACTAAACTTCAACGACGAAGGTCAGGAAAGAGGATTCTGGATTCACACCCTTCGGAAACCCGTCCTTGAAAGTGAATTCATACAAACTCCAGCCCGAGAATTTATCACCTTACGATTAGCAGACGAGGAGATTGCAAGCTGCAATTTTGGAGATTTTAATTTAGTAGCCCGTAATCACTGGGATTTCCCCCCTCTCGAAGCTCCAAACGCTATTCAGGATAAAATCGTCCGAGTGCTTTATACCTGCACAGACGAGCTCAATAAGGCTTTTAACAAGGCCCTGCTCGAAAAGCGTCTCTACGATGATGGTGCCTTCTGGGTACAGGAAATCACACCGGAGAAAATCACCATCACGGTCAACCGTAACGAGCTGTCCGAACATAACTCCCCGGAAGACAACCTGCGGGAATACTTGATGGAAAAAGCGGTTCCGGATGACAAAATCGCCGCGCTGATTGAAGCTGCCCGGCCAGTTATCGACGAGGCGGCCGCCGGCAATATTACGGCCTCTCTGACCGGGCTGTTCGTCCCGGTGGAAATCGAGGTCCGCAACTACCGCAACTATGCCGAGGAAACGTTCAACTTCAACGACATCACATTTTGCACCATCAACGGCAAGAACGGTGCCGGCAAGTCTAGCCTGTTTATGGACGCCATGCTTGATTGCTTATTTGAGGAGCCGCGCGAAGGCGACCTGACAGGCTGGATCAGTAACGGCGAGAAGGCACGCTCCGGGAGCATCAAATTTACCTTCAAGATAGGTGGCCGGATTTTCCGGGTTACCAGGACCAGGACGAAGAGCGGCAGCGGCACCCTAAATCTGTCCGAGTATGATAAAACGGCTGAAGACAACTGGGCCAACCGGTCGGAAGAGCGGATGCCCCTCACCCAGGCAAAAATAATCGACATCCTTGGCATGGACAGTCTGACATTCCGGAGCTGCGCCCTGATTATGCAGGATCAGTACGGCCTTTTTCTGCAGGCGGACAAAGAAAGCCGCATGGCCATCCTCGGCAATATCTTAGGCCTTGGCGTGTACGGCGAAATGGAAGCCATCGCCAGGGATAAGGCTGCCGAAGTCAATAAGCAGATCCGTCAGAAAAATGACGAGCTGGAAAAGCTATCAGCTAACCTGCCGGACGGGGACGATATCCAGCTGAAGATATCCGAGGCCAATACCGCCATCGAAGATAAAACCACTCAAATTAAAATGTTTACAGTGGAGGCCGACGCCCTCAAGCTCCGCTTGAATTCCAAGCTGGAGGCGGCTGCACGCGCCTTTAAACTGCAGAACGATGTCGAGAATCTGCGCATGAAAAAGACTGCCACAGAGGGCACCAGAGGCGAGCAGGTCCTGATATTGGACAATTCAAATATCATCTTGTCCCAAGAGCAGACCATCCTCGATGGTGTCGCCAAATACCACGGCCTGTTGGAAAAGGAAAAAGAATTGCTCTCGAGTAAGGCGCTTTTTGATTCTAAGCTGACCGAATATGGCAAGCTGCAGACAGAATTGCAGAGCACCCAGCGAGAAATAAACAGTCTCAAAACGGAGCTGGACGGCCTGATGTCAAGGCGCGCACCGCTTGCGGCGAAGATTGCCCTGACTGCTGAGCTTGAAGTTCTGCATGACACTTATCTGGCCGAGAAGGCTATGCTTTCCTCCCTCGAGGGAATTTCCAACGACTACATCCGGCTCAGTAACGAGATTGCCACGGCCGAGAAGACCAAGAGCTCGATGCAGTCTCAGTACAATACGGAATACGCCCAGCGGATCGCCGAGTACAAGGCCATTAAGGAAAAGGCTGCCATTCTCGAAAACAGTGGGTGCATTGATCAGGCGCGCGCGACCTGCCGATTCCTGGCTGATGCTCAGGCCGCCAAGGCCAAGATTGAGCCTTATAAGGAAGATTGCCACAAATGGGACGAAGATCAGAAAGCCAAACTTGCTGAAGCTCAAGCCCAGCTCGACAGCCTAAACCAGAAGCGCGATGCCCTAGGCTATGACCCGGAAGCTATCAAAACCAAGCGCCAGACGGTTGCTGAACTCGAAGCGAAATCCAGAGAATATGAAGCTCTGGCCGGTTACCAACAGCAAATCAATCTCATTGACGAGCGTGTTGGTGCCATTAACCTGAAGCTCTCCGAGCTGGCTGAAACAGCAATTAACCTAACCTGCGCCATCAAAGAAGCATCACAGGAATTGGAAGGCATGACCGTCGCCGCTGAGCAATACAACGCCCTACAGGCGGAAATCGCCGGCGCCAAATCATGGCTCGATAAGGAAAAGCTGCTACCGGTCGCCCGGGAGAAAAAGGCCATCGCCGAAGCCAGAATCTTGGAACTCAACGTCGAGCTGTCGCAGATTGAATCTGACATTGTGGCTAAACAGCAGGAGCTGGAGACAGAGAACCAGACAGCCGCAGGGAGCGAAACGCTCAAAGCCGACCTGGCCATCATCGAGGGTAATCTCTCGACCTTGCAGACGGAAATCCAGAGCCTATCTATGGAAATCGGCGGCCTGAATAAACAGCTGGAAACCATGAAAACTTCTCAGGCTGAAATCGTGCGCATCCAAGCTCTGGTCAAAGACCTGGCGGACAGCTCAGCTCTCTATGAAGAACTAAAAAAAGCTTTCTCGCAGGACGGTGTGCCCCACAATATCATCCGCTCCATCGTTCCCCAGATTGAAGCTACGGCCAACAATATCCTAGGGCAGATGTCCGGCGGAAAAATGAGCATGGAATTTGTAACCGAAAAAGTTCTCAAAAGTAACAACAAAAAAGAAGTCGTTACCCTGGATATCATCATCAATGAGGCCGGCGGTCGACTTCCGTATCTGTCCAAATCCGGCGGCGAGCGTGTCAAAGCTGCTCTGTCTGCTATCCTCGCCCTGGCGGAAATCAAGAGCAGCCGCGCCGGCATTCAGCTCGGCATGCTGTTTATCGACGAACCTCCATTTCTTGATGCTTCGGGTATTCAGGCTTATTGTGATGCCCTTGAAACCATCCAGAGCCGGTATAAAGGACTAAAAATCATGGCCATAACCCATGACCCGACTATGAAAGCCCGCTTCCCTCAGAGTATCGACATCGAGAAGACGGATGAAGGAAGTAAGGTTATCTATTCGTAAAAATACAGAAAAGGCCGGGGAATCAAGGCCCCGGCCCAGCCCTGGGGGAGGTGAAATTTTGGCAAGGCCGACAAAACAGACAGTGGAGTATTTTCCCCACTTTGTGACATCCAGCAAGACCAAAGACATCTTGCAGGACAAATACGGCAACGACGGTTATTCCTTCTGGTTCAAGCTCTTGGAGCTGCTTTGCCGGACCGATGGACACTATTATGACTGCAGGGAAGAAACTGACTGGGAATATTTTCTTGCCTATCAAAAAGTCAGTGAGGAAATGGCTCGGACAATCTTAAACAAGCTTGCCGAAATGAACAATATTGATCGCCTGCTCTGGTCAAATCGCATTATTTGGTGTCAGCAATTGGTAGACAATTTGTCATCAGTTTACTCCAAAAGGACAGTTTCCGCACCGAAAAAGCCGGTTATTGACGAGTTTCCGAACCGAAACCCCCCCGATAACGGGGTTATCGGTACCGATAATCCACAAAGTAAAGTAAAGGAAAGTAAAGTAAAGGAAAGTATATTTCCCCCCTTACCCCCCGAGGGGGATGAACAAGCCGGGCAGATTAACAATCCGCCTAAAAGAACCCCTCGCAAAAAAGCGGAGCTGACCAAAGAGCAGGAGAAGTCGTTCAAGCAGTTCTGGGATATCTGGCCTCATAAGGTAAGCCGCGGACAGGCGGAAATCACCTGGGTCAAGCTGAATCCCAGCGAAGAATTCTTAGAAGTGATTCTGGCCGGTGTCAAAAGGGCAATCAAGCACGATCACAGATTCAGACCCGGCGGATATATGCCTCATCCGTCCACCTGGCTCAATGCTAAAGGATGGCTTGATGAATTTACAGGAGATGGTTCAAATGCAGGAAATAGGTCAAATACTGAGCAACCAGGATTCGTTCCCAGTTCCGGATTCCGGAACAAACCGAAATAATGTTCTAACCACAGCCGAGGCGGAGGAGCTGGGCTTAAGATTCAGAACACAGCCGCCTGAACCGAAAACCTGCCAATATTGCGGGAAAGTTCTCTACCACGAAGGCATTCGGTTCGCCGATGTAGTGTCCTTCTGGTCTCCCAGCCCGAAGCGCTGCTCTTGCCCGGAAGCCCAAGCCTATTGGTCGGCATACGACAGTGAACAGCAGCGGATACAGGAACAAGAGGAAATCGCCCGCCGGCGCGCGGCAACGCAGGAGAAGATTGACCAGCTGATCGGGCGCAGCGGCTTGAAAAAGCGGTTCAAGAACCGGACTTTTCAGACCTTCAAGGCCGAAACGCCGAAGCAGAAGAAAGCCTATGCCGTTGCCAAAGAGTACGCAGACCGGTTCTTTGAATTCTACCAGCGCGGTGAAGGCCTTTACATCGAAGGCACCAATGGTACCGGCAAGACCCATCTCGCTGCAGCCATCACTCTGCAGCTGATCAACGAAGGTATTCCAGTGGTCTGTAAAACCTCGATAGAGCTTCTGGACAACATCAAACAGGCCTTCGACGGCAGTCAGGTAAGCGAGTACGACATTCTGAAAGTTTACAAACAGGTTGACCTGCTGATTATCGACGATCTTGGGAAAGAGCAGTGCACGGACTGGTCCATGTCGATCCTGTACTCCATCTTAAATGACCGGTATGAGGATTTACGTCCGACCATTATCACGACGAATTTCAATGAAGAGACTTTAATCCGGAACCTGACCCCGCGAGGATTTGACAGCTCGAAGGTTATCGCTATCATCAGCCGCTTAAGGGAAGTTTCCACGGTCATCACCATGGCCTGGGAAGATTTCAGGAGCTGCGGATATGAGTAAGCCGGCGGTTATCATGGACTACCAAAAAGAGATTGTCAAAGTCCTCACCGCATTAAGCTATCGTCACTCCCTCTGGCAGGTTTTCACGGATTTCGTAGAAATGGCGGCCGTGGCCATCAGTAATTCGGTGGACGCTATCCACAAGCAAAATAGGGAAACGCGGTACCTGGAGATCATCGGCAAATACAACAAAGACGAGCAGCAAATGTTTCCAAAGATGATGGCGTACCTGGTAGAGGCGCTGGAAGATAGCCTGAAGTTTGAGGGCGGCCCGGTCGATGTTCTTGGCCAGATATTTCACGAATTGGAGTTGCACAACAAATGGAAAGGCCAATTTTTCACCCCGACACCAGTCTGCGAAATGATGGCCATGATGACCTTCGGAGAGGGACAAGAGGTTAAGGAAAAAGGATTTGTGCCGGTCGGAGAACCATGTGTTGGTAGCGGTGCTATGGTTCTGGGATTCGCCAAGGCTATGAAAAATAAGGGATTTAACTACTGCAACCAGATGGTTGTCACAGCGACGGACGTTGACATGAAATGCGTCCATATGGCCTATGTGCAATTCGCACTCTACGGGATCCCTGCAGTAGTCATTCACGGAAACACTCTGACGATGGAAGAATGGTCCCGGTGGTATACCCCGGTTTATCTGCTGGACGGATGGATCTGGCGGAGCCAAGGAAGCAATACAACCGCCCGGAATGCAGACGATGAAGCGCTGAAAATGGTTGACGAGCCGATATACGCCGCTGTGTGCGAGGTGATTGCCGGCGAGAAAATCGCGGCCGCCGAAGCGAAAAATGTTATCGAAGAGGACGAAATCGTTATCGAACAGCCCATATTTGAGTTCAGAGAAGAGAAGAACGGGCAGTTGAGCCTGTTTTAAGGAGGTTTCATCATGAGTGAAATAAATGCCGAACAAAAATGCCGGGTTTGCGGATGCTCGAATGAAAGCGCCTGCATGACCGAGGAAGGGGCTTGCTATTGGGTTGAATCTGACCTTTGCAGCGCCTGCGCGGACGAAAATTCTAAAGAGTATACAGGGGAAGAAGAGACCGAAGACGATGAGGAAGAAATCATGGACGATGAAGTGACCGAAGAGGCGGAAGAAGTAGCTGACCATGAACCGGAAACCATCAATAATGTCATAGAAATGCCGGAGCGGTTTCCTGAAGCGGCCGTTGCTAAGATAGCCCAGGAGCTGAAGGATTTCAAAGGCGACAACAAAGCGACTGCAGTCTCCAAATTCGTGGCATCGACTCTGACGCACTTCTGCGAGGAAAATGACAGGTTTGCCGAGGTCGTCTATAAAACCTCACGAACGCTTTCCGACTGCTGCGCCGAAATCATGGCAGGCGTCGGTACCCATGTTTCGGACATCGATGTTTACCGCGGCGCTGTCCGGTCGTATTTCCCGAACGCCGACATCAGCTTCAAAATGAATATTCTGGTCAACGGTGACGTTCCTGATGACGAATACCTGAAACGGAAACCTGAGAAGAAAGCCCAGCCGGCCAAAAAAGCCAAAGAACCGGTCGAGAAAAAAGACAAACCGTCAGCACCCCCAGCTCCCAAGAAAGAAACGCCGGCGCCGAAGAAGCCGGAACCCAAGGCAGAGAAAAAGCCGGAGCTTATCCAGCTGTCGCTTTTTTAGGAGGCCGTTATGCTTGTTAAAAAAGAGTTGGAACAAACGGCTATCATGAAATACCCGATCCTGCCGAGGCCGAAAGATAAGAGAGCCAGAAACGACAAATATGTCGCAGCTGCAGAGGTCCTGAGCCTGAAACGATCCGGGGAAGTTCTCGTCATTGACGTATTCCTCCGGGAGGATAAAACCCTGAAGCTTCGTTTCTTCTCCGACGGCAAGGCCTTCCTGGTCTGCAAAGAGTGGCCGGTCAAGAAATGGGAAAAGAGGCTGCCGAGTAATCTGCTGGAAAACCAGTATTCCTACTTCACTATCGAGGCCCGGGAAAGCGACATTAAGATTGCCCATGAAATCCTCAAAGACGGTCAAACCTCGTGGCATTACGTCCATGGCATGAAAGAAGAACTGGATTCCTTTGCCAGTGAGATAAACCGCAAAAAGCAAGAGCAGGCGATGGAGCGAAAATACGCCAAGATGGGCGAGCACTTCGGCATGTTCCCAAGCTACCCGGCCGACCTGATTGAATACTGCGAGAAATACGTTTTCGGACAGACAAGCATTTTCATCGATAAGCTTCAGAAAGTAAAGTCCGGTATGTGCCGCAAGGCAGTCTGCGGTCACTGCGGTCACAAATTCACGGCCGGTAAAGAAGTAAAAACCGGAAAAACCGGAATCTGCCCGAAATGCCATATGCCGGCCAGATACCGAGCCGCCTGGTCAACCAACGGCAGCCATCAGGAAAAAGCCAAAATATGCATCGCCTACAGGGTTGATAACCAGCTGCTGACCCACTGGACCAAAATAACCAGATGGTTTGATGAGACTAAGGTCCAATACCGCTTCGATGACTACTACCGAAACCTCCACCTCAAAACCCCATCCGGCTCGATTCTCTACGCCTATGACTACAAACCCATGATGAATTGGGGAGAGAACTGGTACCGCCAGCGAAACGGCGATACCCATCACGGAGAATCATTCGTTTACGCGAACAATCTCCGGGAGGTCTTCGGAGAAACTTACTACCACGTGGATCTGCAGGAAGGGCTCAAAGCTTGTGGTCAATTGTCATTTTCAGCACTACTAAACAATCTTCGGGACTTCCAGGCGGCCGAGTACCTCTTCAAGATGGGAATGCCCGCCCTGGCTTCCTCCACACTTTTAATGCAGGACCTGGGCAACCGCGCAGGATTCACGGAAGTGCTGGGCGTCAGTAAGCAATACCATCCGCTTTACCGAAAATACAATGTCACCTTATTAGAACACAGAATCATCAAATCTTCCCGGACCTGGGTGGACGAGGACAGCTTTTTAAAGCTCCGGGTGCTGAAGCCGGATTGGTCGGATCAGGGCAATATCAATGACTTGCTTGAAACAATGTCATTTGAGCGCTTCGTTAATTATTTCACCCGGCAAAAGGAATACGGCAAAAAGAAGATCGACCACTACATGATGCTCTACCGTGACTATATATCCATGTCGGAATCGCTGAAGGTGGATTTGTCGCGGAAGTCCGTCCGGTTCCCCAGGAACATCAAGGAAGCCCACGACCTAATTCTGCCCCGCTTCAATCAGGTGAAACACGAGGTTGAGGACGCGAACTTCAAGCAAGCTCAGGAAAAACTCTACGCCGGGATGAAGGAATACGCCAAGGGGAATTACTGCATCGTCTTCCCGACATCGCGCAGCGAGTTTATCACCGAAGGGCAGACCTTAAACCATTGCGTAGGCAATGAGCACTACTATAAAAATCATCTGGCCGGAACAAGCATGATATTCTTCGTCCGCCAGGCAGCGGAGCGGGAGAAACCGTACTTTACCATGGAAATCGACATGAGGGAGCTGAAGATAAGGCAGCTGTACGGATTCGGCGACTGCACACCACCGCCGGAAGTTCGCCAGTTTGCCAACGAATTTCTCCGGAAGCTCAAACCAAAATCTGCGGAAGAAAGGCTGGTGTCCTAAATGAACAAATACGGGCCGCTGATTGAGCGGTTAATCAGTATAAAGGATTCTCACCCGGAGCTTACACGCTCAGAGAAAGACGCCATCAATGAGGCATGCAATGCCCTGGAAAGCGAGGGCCATCATGAACAAAAGCAAGATTGACTGGACTGACTATACTTGGAACCCCGTCACCGGCTGCCTGCACGGCTGCCCATACTGCTTCGCCCGGCGTCAATCGCTCCGGTTCTCCGGGGATATCAGGCTCAACCTAATGGATCTGCGCTGCAAGAAAGATGAGGCCAGCGGCCTCTATGTGCTCGACAAGCCTTTCATCACCCGGGAGAACAGATCCATCAGCTATCCTTGTGGGTTTGCCCCAACTCTGCATGAATATCGGCTTGACTGGCCTGGGCAGGTGAAAAACGGCGCTAATATCTTTGTCTGCTCCATGGCCGACCTGTTCGGGGATTGGGTACCTGACGAATGGATTCAGAAAGTCTTTGAGACCTGCGAGAAGTATCCGCAGCACAACTATATGTTTCTGACTAAGAGCCCCGCCCGGTATTCAGCTCTGGCCAACGCAGGGAAGCTGCCAGCCAAAGACAATATGTGGTACGGCACATCGGTCACCAACCCGGGAATGCCTGCGTTTGGGCTTATGAGTTATAACACCTTCGTAAGCATTGAGCCTCTGCTGGCGCCGTTCCCGGATTTGCATGGGTACCCATTTAATTGGGCCATCATCGGCGCGGAGACCGGCCGGCGTAAAGGAAAGGTCGTCCCGCAAAAAGCATGGATCAGGGATATCGTCAATCACTATCGCAAGACCGGCAGCCCGATCTTTATGAAAGAGTCCCTCAGGGAGCTGATGGGCGACGAATTCGTCCAAGAGTTCCCGCCCGGACTGCTCCGAAAAGAGATCAGCCCGAAGCTTAAAGAAAAACTGTGGGAGACCTGCAAATTCTGCGGTGCCGAGAAACCAAAAAAAGAAATGATTGCTCTGCTCTATCGGACGAAGCGTGGCGAAGGAGCAAAACATCTGGTCTATGCCTGCCCGGAGTGTTTTGAAGGTATCCAGCACTGCATGGTATCAGATAAAATCTGCGAGATAAGGGAGGTTTAGGAGTGGGAAGACGTAACTGCAGAAAAAACGATCAGGAAAGAATGATGCATGAAAGGGCCGTCCGGATCCGGAAGATGACTGATGAACAGCTTTGCCGCTACATCGATAGCCTGAGTGCTGGGAGCGCCGGCAGCAAAAACCGAGTGTCCGAATTCATCCAGGACCTGGATATCAAGAGCGGTACCGGCAATGGAATCGGGAAATCCACCGTTTATAAGCTTCAGATATTCGCGGAGAAGGAGGGCTATATCTGATGACACACATCCAGCCGGCGCCGAAAAACTTCCGGATGGCCAACAAAGGCGTGCTGTTTGAGCAGGAAATAATGATTACCAATGAAGCCTATCGGCAGAAGGGTATCGCGCTCATCCAGAAGATAAGCACACCATGGAAGGTTATCCGTCGCGGCAATCAGATCGTCAAGGCCTTTCCTGAGGGCAAAAGCACGTTGGACTTCAGGGGAACGGTCAAGGGCGGTTTCTCAGTATCCTTCGACTGCAAGGAATCGGAAGACGGCCGCGGCCTCCCGCTAAGCTACATCGAACCTCACCAAATCGACTACATCAGGGAAGCGCTGGCCATGAACGAAATGTCATTTATCCTCTGCCTCATTAAGCCGATGGACAAACGCTATCTTATCCCCGGCGCCCTGGTGCTGGAGCATTGGGACTTCTGGCAGCGGAACAAAGGCAAGCGAAACGCCAACTACATTGCGGTGGAAGACATGATCGAGGTCCGCTCAGCCCGCGGCATATTACTGGATTATTTACCAGGATTGGAGGGTATCAGATGAACAAAGTTGTGAAAATTGTGGATAAGTATTCGGGCGAGGTTCTGCTCGACCAGGAATTCGACGGGGATTTCCAGCTGCAGTTTACTCAGAATACGGACGACGGGAAGATCCACCGGATCGGTCTGATTGACAATGGGCAGTTCGGTGAAAAGCACTGGATAAAGAATTACCAGTTTCGGCCGATAGCCCAGAAGCTTGTCAAAAAGTTCGAGGAAATAAAGCATGTTATGCCGAGCCGGATCCTCTTCCTCGAAAACATTTCTTGGACCCCATCGGGGGGGGCATCGCTAAAAAGACATGGGTCGCCCGAATTGGAAAGGCGAACAGATATTTAGAGGACACCTGGGGTTACGGCTATGTGATGGAACTCAAACAGTTTTATCTGGAGAAGATGAGCAAAGATCAGCTGATCGCCACCATATACCACGAGCTTCGGCATATCGACACGGACGGCGATATCAAGCCCCATGACATCGAGGACTGGGACAACATGGTGGCCACGCTGGGCAAGAACTGGGTCGGAACGAAGGCCGACATTATCAACATCCTCGACGACGAGTTCCCGGGATGGAATGAGCTACGCAGGGTAGGCCAGCAGATAAGCATATTCGACGCCCTGGACAACGTCGTATCAATCAATAAGGCAAGTAAATCAGTGAATGGAGTGATGAGTTTATGATCATAGAAAAATCGGTGATAGCGCCCAAGTTGGCGAAACTGAAAACGGTTATCCCATCCCGGATGTTGGATTTTACCGGTGGTGCCGCGCAGGGCGTCTTAGTCAGCGAGAACAGCCTTACTGCTACGAATATGGAGCTGGGCGTGAAAATCCCGCTGGAAGCAAACGTTGAGGAAAAACCCTTCATCATCCCGGGAAAGGCTATCGAGCTTATTAGCAACCTGCCGGACGGGCCTATTGAAATCACCCCGGATGAGAGCAATGGCATTATTATCAAAGCCAGCCACATCAACAACCGGTTCGCCAGCATGGACCCGGAATCTTTTCCGGTAGTGCCGTTTGCAGGAAAAGATATTGTCGGCTCCGTGGACGGCGGGGAGCTGGAAAAGGCCCTGAAAGCAGTCATGTACGCCGTTGCCACGGATGGCGGCCGGCCAATCCTGACGGGTGTTTGCTTCGATTCCACAGAAGGACAGCTTAGCATTGTTGGCACCGACGGCCACAGGGTGTCCTGGTTCAAGATGAAATACGATAAGGAATTCAAATTCGTGGTACCCCAGGCGACGCTTCAGAAGATGATGAGCATAGGCATCCAGGGGGATGTGGAAATATCCTACGGCCAGAACAACGCCGTCTTTAAGACCAAGGACTTCACCGCTTATGCCCGGCTGATTGAAGGGACTTATGTCAACTACAAAGGGGTATTCACCAAATACGATAATTCCACCATCATAGAGCGCAAAACATTCCTGGAAGGCTTGCGACGCTGCATGATCTGCATGGAGGAAAGAAACAAAGGGATTGTCAAGCTAGACTTTACGGAAGACCGCCTGCAGATTTCAACCAATTCTGCTATTTCCAACTATCAGGAGGAAATCAGCCTCTCTGCACTGGTCGATACACCTGTCTCCATTGGTTTCAACGGGGTATATCTGACGGAATGCTTGAAGTCCTTTGAATGTGAAAACGTCGAGGTAACGCTGGGAAATACCAATCAGCCGATGACGTTGGACGCCGGCGAACTCTCGGCCCTTATCCTGCCGCTTCGGACGTCTTGACGGTGGCCGTTATGATGCTACTGAATATTCCCGCCCATAAAAACTGCAAAAACTGTGGTGCCTGCTGCGGAATTATCCCGGCCAGTCATAAGGAGATTCAAACGATAAAAGAGTTTCTTGCTGGTCATCCCGCCGAAAAAGCCCACGCGGTGAAAAACAGCATGAAGCTCCACAGGTGCCCGTTCCGGGATAACAAACAGAAAAAATGCCTTATCTACCCGGTGCGGCCGGTTGTTTGCCAGCTGATGGGAGTGGTTTCCGGGATGAAATGCCAGCATGGGAACTCAATGGCCATTGACGGAGATCCTTTCATGCAGAATCTCAGGATGGATGAGGCGAAGATACTGAACCTTTTAGATTGGACAAAGAACTGAAAAAGATTTGTGAGGAATCTGATATGTCCAGAGAATACCATATCAACCGCCAGAGGGGAAATCTGCTTCCACGGGCCGCCGGGACGGATAAACCTATGCCGTGTCTCAAATATAAATTTGACGTTGAACGATATAACCAGACCGGTGAGGTCATTCCGCTTTCCGAGCCGGAAGAATATAAGCCGTTGGCCTGGGTTATACCTGACAGCTGGCGGAACTATCCAAATCAAGAAATGGAGGGAGAAGACATGCCTAAGAACCCATTGAAACCGACCAAAGAGGAATTGGAAAAAGATCGCATGACGATGACCAACGGGCAAATTGCCCAAAAATACGGAGCCAAGACCAGCACGGTTTATGCTTGGGTTAAGGAATACGGATTACAGCGGAAAAAATGGGAGAATACACGTAATAACAACCCCCCAGAATCAGAAGCAGAGCAGCAGCCCGATGAGCCGGATATAGGCAACGTTATTGTCTGGATTGAAAATGCGGATGAGCCTATGGACAGCGTGGAAATTCCAATTCCGGACGAGAATGAACTTTGGCAGGGCGTCGAGGAAAATCTGCGGATTATACGCCAGCTGAAAATGGCGAGTGTAGACAGCGAGATCAGACAGAGGATTGACATGATTCTAGGAGGCTGAGAAGTGAAAAAACCCTTTTTGCCTATGTTACTTATGTTACTCATGTTACTTCTGGCCGGCTGCACCGAAGCGAAACTGACCCAGGACCAGGAAGCGCAAAAGGAAGTCATTGAAGCCCAGGTCCAGGCCATGGCCGAGCCTGAAAAGGTTTATCCCATCTATGACATTCCAATGCCAGCCGAACTTCAAAAGTATACCTATGACCTCTGCGAGGAATACAGGCTCAGTTACGAGCTGGTACTCGGGGTGATATATACCGAAAGCCGATTCATCGAGACGGCCAACTCAGGATCGTCCCAGGGACTCATGCAGATTTCCCGGGGAACCGGCGGCTGGGTAAGCGAAGAAGTCAGAATTAGGGACTTTGACCCATTCGACCCACGGCAGAACATCGCGGTCGGTGTCTGGTACCTCAATTATCTCCGGGACTACTGGTCCAACCATGGCTACTCCGACGAGGATACGTTCAGCTTAATGCTTATCTCCTACAACCGGGGAATCACCGGCTGCAAGGAATATGTCAAAAAAATATGGGCTCGAAAATGAGTATGTCGAAAAGGTCTATCAGTTCAAAACAGACTTGGAGCAAGGAGGATCCCAATGAGCCAAAATAGAGAACAGGATATCCTCAACTTTATAAAGGACTTCCACGCCAAGAACCAGTGGGCTCCATCAATCAGGGAAATAGCCGATGGCGTGGGTCTTTACAGCAGCTCGACGGTTCAGGGCTATTTGGAACGGATGGCAAAGAAGGGAAAAATCGTATACAACGGAGTGCGCCAGATAAGGGTGGTTGGGACATGATATGCAAAGAAACTGAGACCTTTTTGGATTTATTGGAGGAAATCGAAGCCAAAGACCAAGCCCTGAAGCTGGCTCGCGAAGCCCTAGAAGAAACAATCCATCTTTATTCCCTTGGAGTACTCACTATCAGCGCAGCTGGTGACAGGCGCAAAAAGGGAACGGTTGACGACAGCAAACGGGATCGGGCAAGGGGAATTGAGAAGAAAGCCTTAGAAGCTATTCGGGAAATCGACAAAGTCTTAGGAGAAAGCCATGAAAACTGAACAGACCGAACATCTTGAAAATTTAATATGGAGAGCTACGCACAAGATGGGCGTGTTCGGTTGCTTCGAGGTAACGATCGGCTGGTTCGGCAAAGAGCGAGTTGACTTCATGACCTATGACACAAAGGGGATCTGGCGGTGCTATGAGGTTAAAGTCACCAAGTCCGATTTCTGCTCCAAAAACCATAATTCTTTCATCGGTCACTTTAATTATTACGTCATGCCGGAGGATCTCTACGAGAAGGTTAAACAGGATATTCCAAAGCACATAGGTGTCTACGTGGAGAAATACGGTCACGCTATCTCGGTGAAAAAGGCTATTCGGCAGAAGCTCGGAGAGGATGAACAGATTCTTAAAAACAGCCTGATCCGGTCACTCTGCCGAGAAGTAGGTAAGCAAATAAGCAGCGGGAACAAGCCATTCATTGAAGTTCTGGACAGACAGCTGCGACAAGCTGAGCGCCAACATCAGGAATATCATGATAAATACTGGGGCCTGCGGCGAGAAATTGAGGAACTGTACGGGCCAAGATGGAATAAAAAAGCTGCGGGAGATAACGGATAATAAGATGGCACACATAGAAACATGGTACCGATGTCCGACCTGCAATAGGGTATGGTCAAGCCAAAAAGAAGCAATCACATGCCGAAATTCCCATCCTGTCAAGGCGGAAAGATGGGCTATTGGTAAGAACGGGAAAGCGGTGGCGGTATCGTACCGAGGATTAGATTGGGCGCTCCGCGAAGCTGATCTGAGCGACTTTATACATGAACGAGCAAAACAGTTAGAGGGGGGAGAAAAATGCTAACCAAAGAGAAAATTGATGGTATCCGGCAACGGTGTAACCAGGCCACTCCTGGGCCGTGGTATGTAGGCAAAAAGGGGGATAATTTCAACGGGTTTTCTTTAGAGCAGATTATAGCCATAGTCGGTGAATGTGGTAGTAATAGGGGAATTTATGCCGTCCCAAAAGGTGGATCATTTCCTTATAATGACAAAATATTTATTGCAGAAGCTCGAACTGATATACCTTTATTACTTGCCGAAATATATCGGCTCCAGACTGAACGGGATGCAGAAAAAACATGCGAATATAAAATTCATACCCCATCAGAGGAAGGCTATCCCGATCGAGAAGGATACTTTTATCGGTGTACATGTGGCGTAGGTTATATTGACACGGAACAAGTAGAAGAACAAGAGTGGAGTTGTTGCCCGTACTGCGGCGGTAAAATAAAAGACATCGAATCCTTATCCTGCATGGATTGCGAACATAAGGAATGGGACGGGGATGATTATGTCTGTGAGAACAAAAAAGGTAAAAATTATTTGAAAGATATTAGTAACCTTTATTTTGCGGGATGCAAGCAATGGCAGCGTGGATTGGAGGGACGGGGATGAATGACATCATGAATCGGTACTTCGATTTTCCTGATGAAAAAGTTACGCTATGTGTAGGCGTGAAACCGGGATCGCCTGCCGCACTTGCGACGCCAGAAAGAATACGCGATCACTTTAAGCAGAAAGGCGAAGTCAGAGAAATAGACAGCAAAGAATATACGCATCTGACGGACATCTATACTTGGAATAAAACCACTGAAGGGAGTTGATCGGGGATGAGTGAGTATAAACATCCTAGCAGGTTATGTGTAATTGAGGATAAAGTAACCGGTGACCGTTTTTTGATTGATTGGTTTAAGAAAAAAATAGACACCGATAAATACAGAAGAATAACATCAAGTATCCCTATCCCGGAGAAATATTGGGAATTACCAAGACTGGACGGAGGTAATCATGATGGACAAACAAGAACTTGATGCAATCCGGGAGCGATGTGCGAAGGCGACACCGGGACCGTGGCATAGAGACGGTTCGGAAGTGCGTAACGGCGATGGAGTATTTGTCGTTAATGATTTTTGGGTTCACGCTGACGCAGAATTTACTACCCACGCTAGGACTGATATTCCGGCTTTGTTAGCAGAAATCGACCGCCTGAATAATGACCTCATAAAACAGAGAGAAGCAATTGCAATATTTCTTGGGAACAATGGAATACGGCTTTTTGCAAATGACACCACGGAAGATTTTATAAAAGCCTTAGATGGTAACAAAGATTATTTAGGAGGTAACGGAGAAAATGGATAATAAAACAATTACGAGGATACCGGTTCCATCTGAAATTTTAAAAGGCGAATGGCATGGAATTGTATATGCCATAGATTCAGAAGCCGTTTCAATTGAAGATCATAATGCAAATGTTGAAAAAAGCATAAACGAGATCGAAGAGGACTTTGACAATAACAATCACTATACAGTTTCATTGCGTGAGGTAAAGAGAGAACTTGTTTATGCCGACGAACGTACCCAACATTACTGTACTTTAGTCCAATTTCGTATAAGAGATTCTTATTGAGGGAGTTGATCAGAATGGAAAAACGTATCTGCCCGGGGTGTAAGCAACCGGTTTATTCGGCGGATTCTTACCACGATTGGATCTGCCCGCACTGTAGCGCAACAGTGCCGATAGAATGTTCCGAGGCAATCGCAAGCCAGACCGGTGGTGAGCAGAATGGAAAATAAGATGAAAGAGACACCGATCCTTTATTCCACCCCCATGGTTCAGGCCATCATGAATGATCGCAAATGGAAGACGAGAAGGATTGTCATACCACAGCCGTCCGGAAACACTATGGATGATTTTCTCGACGGTAAATGGTTGCGGAAGAACTTTGGCGGGTTATTAATGCCGCGGATCAGCGACTTGCCCATGGAATGTCCTTACGGCCAGCCGGGCGACATTCTATGGGTGCGGGAGACAACATGGATAAGCGAGTGTAAAAGATATATTGCTCAGGGTTTAGAAAGGCAGCATAGCTCAAAACTCGATATAGTCGATCTAGAAACAGGGAAGCGGTACATTTGGCAACTGGAGAGAAGTGATTATGCACCTACTGATGGAATGATAACATCATGGTCTTGGCAAGGTCGATTCTTACGGAGTAATAGGACAACCGACGATTTCGATGTGAGCTTCGCTGATGTAGACACCACGGTTAAAATAGAGCCGTTTTCAGGCAATATCATACTCCAAAAATATAAGGCGCAATTTCGAAAAAAGCTCCCCGCTATCTTCATGCCTCGGAAGGCCTGCCGGCTCTTCTTGCAGATTACCGACGTCAAGGTGGAGAGGTTGCAAGATATTACGGTTGAGGACGTTATCGCTGAAGGTATTGATACAGACAATGAAATTCGGAACCCTGATCCGGAAACACACGAAAGCATTAAAAACTGGAATTATCAATACGCGCAGTTTCAGTACAAGGAACTTTGGGACAGCCTCAACGCCAAGCGTGGCTCCTGGGAGCAAAACCCTTGGGTATGGGTTATCTCGTTTAAGAGAATAAACAAAGAAGGTGATTTAATATGCCGAACTGGATTAAAGAACGATCCCCAAAAGAATGCGGATACGGTGACGGTTGGGTAAACGAGCTTGACCGCGCATGGCGTGAAGGATATAAGTACGCCGTCATGTCCCGGAAGATAAAAACCGCCTGGGGAGAAATCGAACACGTCTGCATCAGAAATGCCGATAACACGGACATCCCCTGGGCGGAAAAACAGCGGATTAAGAATGAACTCTTTGGCAAAGAGGTGCTCGCCATTGAGGTATTCCCTGCTGAAAGCCGCCTGATAGATCAGGCAGGTATGTACCATTTATGGGTATTCCCTGAAGGCGCCGAGCTCCCTTTCGGGCTGCATGATGACGATATGAAAACGGTGCATGTTGCTAGGGCCATAGGCGGTTAAAAGGGGTTAGAGCTTATGGAAGAAAATGAAAACTTTATCCATAACAAATACGGATACTGTTTCTACTCTATCGAAGCCAATGATACCGCTTTGATTTACAATCTGTATGTTGAGCCGGAATACCGACAAAAAGGACATGCAAAAAACCTAATTCGGCTGGCTATAAGAGAAATCAGAGCAACTGGATATAACATAGAAATACAGATTGAAGCCCGACCAAGAGAGGATAGTATCAGTATCGAAAACCTCGTTGCTTTTTACAAAAAATTAGGGCTTAAAATACTTTAACAAACAGTGATTAACTTCACATTTCAAATCCAAAAAGCCATAAAAAAAAGAGAGAACTTCAGCTCTCCCCGAAACCCTAAGAACAGTATACCGAAAAAGGTAAAATTTATCAATCATATAAAGGAGGGCGGAAGCTATGGCTAAAAATCATCCACCGGCACAGGCTGACATTATCAAAATTGCAGCTGAAGCCGGCGCGAGAGCAGCTCTGGAAACCTTGGACAAAGAGAAGAGAAAGGCTCAGAAGTCAAGGTATGACAGGCGTCTCAGAAATACCCGGATGTTGCTGCGGAACTATCGTATGTTTAAAGAGCATACATCCAACGCCATATTTGAGAAATCCCAATTAGATGAAAACGCCATAGATATTTTAGATATGATTTATGAAGCGTCATCGGAAAGCGAGGTCTTCGTAGAAAGCATAAAGCGGAGTGTGGCCAGGACCAGAATCATCATCACGCACATTGATGAAATGCTGAATATATACGAAATCATCTGCAGCCGCTCGGATAAACCGGAGGATGACCGCAGGTACCGGGTTATTAAGGCGCTTTATATAGTAGACGATATTCTAACCGTAAAAGAGATAGCAGCAGCCGAGCATACTGACGAACGTACGGTTTATCGTGATATTGATAGAGCCACAGAAAAGCTAAGTGCTTTAATATTCGGCATTGACGGGCTGAAAAAGGAATAATTGCAGGTGTCAATTTTGCGTCACTTGACTGTCAAATTGCCCTTATGGTATGGTAAACTCGTAAAATTCTAATTGCCAAAACGCCAAGGCCGTCACCCTTCTCTGGGATGGCGGCTTTTTTAATGGAGGAAAATATGAGACAGGAGGATTTATGCGCTAAGTGCGTGTGGAAAATAAAGTCCGGCGGAACCGTTGAGGTTTGCTTCTTCCCTCAATGCGTCCGCCTTCCCAAAACCGAAGCTGAAACGCCAATCAGTGGGGTTTTCGGGGATAACCGGGGAGAAAACCCCAAGAAAATAAAAGGAGAGACATTGCATGAAAATCGAGAAGAAAAAAATCAGTGAATTAAATTCTGCCTCGTATAACCCTCGGGATGATTTACGGCCGGGAGACCCGGATTATGAAAAAATAAAGCAAAGCATTCAGCAGTTCGGATTTGTGCGGCCTATTGTTTGGAATGAGGGAACAGGGAATATAGTCGGCGGAGATCAAAGCCATAAGGTGTTAAAAGACCTTGGTTACACTGAAGTGGACTGTGTTGTTGTAAACATTGATGACAAACGTGAGAAGGCTCTGAATATTGCCTTGAACAAAATCAGCGGCCGGTGGGATATGGAAAAGCTCGCAGTTCTCCTAGATGAACTAGCATTAGAAGGTCTGGCAGAAATTACAGGCTTTGTAGGGAAAGAAATTGAGAAAATCATCCTTAAAGGCGAACAGGCACTGGAGGAAATCGGAGAAATAGACTTAGAGAAATTTAGTAATGAGGCATTTGAGCATAAATGCCCCCGTTGCGGCTTTCTCTATTGAGGTATGACCATGGAATGGAGCTTAAGGGATATCGAAAATATTCCCCGCAACGGCTATAAGGTTTTTTCTACCTTCTCATGTGGTGGCGGTTCTAGTATGGGATATAAGCTGGCTGGCTATGATGTAATCGGGAATTGCGAAATCGACGCTAAAATCGCAGAAATGTACAAAGCCAACCATCATCCTAAATACTCTTATCTGATGGATATTCGCAAATTTGTCAACCTTGATGATCTTCCTGAGGAATTATATTCCCTGGACATTTTGGATGGCTCGCCACCCTGCAGTGTTTTCTCTATTGCCGGAGAGAGAGAAGAGGGATGGGGTAAAACAAAGCACTTTCGGGAAGGGCAAGCAGCTCAAACCTTAGATGATCTTTTCTTTGAATACATTAAGCTGCTGGTGAAATTGAGAGCTAAAGTATTTATCGCGGAAAATGTTAAAGGTCTGGTGCTGGGGAAGGCCAAGGGCTATGTGAATGAGATTTTATCCCAATTGGAAAAAGGGGAATACAAAACCCAGATATTTTGCCTGAACTCGGCCAAAATGGGAGTTCCGCAGCGCAGAGAACGTGTATTTTTCATCGGGCATCGGAAAGAGTTGGATTATCCGAAGCTTAAATTAAACTTTGATGAATCCACGGTTGCCTTTGGAACTATTCGCTCCGCAAAGGGTAAGCCGGTATCACCGCAAACAAAAGAACTTCTAAAGCAAAAGATCAGCACAGATACCTGTATTGCCGATATTAACGAGCGAATTTTTCAAAAGAAATCTGGTTTTAACAATCCGATCGTATGGGATAATGTGGTCGCTCCGACAATTACAGCCGGCGGAAGTCTTTATCGGGCATATGATGATAGCCTGTTCTCTGATGCCGATATTATTAACTGTCAAACATTCCCATACAATTACAATTTTAATGGACAAGATGTGCAATACGTCTGCGGAATGAGTGTTCCTCCTTTGATGATGAAACTTATCGCCGCAGAGGTCGCCAAACAATGGCTTGATTGCACGTGATCCATGTAATTTTCCGGTTCAAACGAATTCAGCAAATGAGATGAGGTGGTGATGTGCCAAGAGCAAGAAGCCCTAATAGAGAAAAAGCTCATGAGCTGTGGCTTGCCTCGGGGAAAAACCGCTTGCTCAAGGACATAGCCGCAGAGATTGGAGTATCGGAAACCCAGGTCAGGAAATGGAAGAATCAGGACGGGTGGGATAAAGTAACGTTACCAAAAGGAAAAGATAAAAAGAAAAGTAACGTTACCAAAAAGCGTGGAGGTCAGCAAGGTAATAAAAACGCTGCTGGCCATGGTGCTCCTGAGGGCAATAAGAATAATTTCAAGCATGGAGTTTATGAAAAAATCTACTGGGACACACTCGACGATGATGAACGGGCTATGCTTGCTGACATGCAGTATGAGGAAGAACAGCTTTTGCAAGAGCAGATAGCCCTTCTCTCCGTGCGCGAACGCCGGTTGATGAAAAGCATCCAGGGAAAGAAAGACGCCCAGGGCGGTCTGGCACTGGAAAGCGTCGTGTCTCGGAAGCTGGAAATCAAGGGTAATGTCGTTTATGACAATCAACAGACTCAGGTCGAAACCACAACCCGGACTATATCCATATTTGAGGTTATCCAGAAGCTTGAGGCGGAACTAACACGCGTCCAGGCTAAGAAAACCCGGTGCATCGAAGCTCTGAACAGGCTGAGACTGGAAAGACAGAAGCTGGAAGAGGGGAAAAAAGGTAATGCGCTGGTTGACGACTGGATTGCTGGACTGATGGGCGGTGATGACTGTGATGACGACGAAGACTTCAACGAAGAAGACGAAGAAAAGCTCTAAAGTGACCCGCCGTCAGTTCTTCAGGATCAAGATTCCGCAGTACCAAAAGAATCCTTCCCTGTTTTGTCGCGAGGTGCTGAAGTTCGAGCCGGATGAATGGCAGGAAGCTGCTCTGAATGATATCGCTGAGAGTAACCGGGTGAGTATAAAGTCCGGCCAGGGCGTCGGGAAAACCGGCGTCGAAGCGGCCGCCCTTTTATGGTTCCTGACCTGCTTTGACAATGCCCGTGTCGTGGCTACGGCACCGACCATGCGTCAGCTGCATGATGTCCTGTGGAGCGAAGTTGCTAAGTGGCAGGCCAAAAGCGTACTCTTATCCAATATCCTCAAATGGACCAAGACCTATGTCTACATGCTGGGCTATGAAAAACGCTGGTTCGCGGTAGCGCGAACGGCAACCCGGCCGGAGAATATGCAGGGCTTCCACGAGGACAATATGCTTTTCATCGTGGATGAGGCGTCCGGTGTATCGGATCCCATTCTGGAAGCGATTTTAGGCACATTGTCCGGTGTGAACAACAAGCTGCTCATGTGTGGCAACCCGACCAAAACGTCGGGTGTTTTTTATGACAGCCATACCTCAGACCGTGCCCTGTACCGCTGCCATACGGTATCATCACTGGATAGCAGAAGGACGAACAAGGAGAACATCGAGGCCCTGATCCGCAAATACGGCAAGGATAGCAACGTTGTCCGGGTCCGCGTATTCGGCCAGTTTCCTCTGCAGGAGGACGATGTCTATATCCCGCTCGCGCTGATCGAGGCCAGCATCATGGCCGAGGCCCAGGAAAGACCGGTGGAAACCATCGACATCGGCTGCGACGTGGCCCGCTTCGGCGACGACAAAACCGTTATTGGCTTTAAAATCAACGAGAAGGTGGAGTTTTTCAAGAAGCGGAACGGACAGGACACTATGCGCACGGCCGCGGATATCGCTTTCCTGGGCCAGACGCTAATTGATAAATCCGAGTATAAATTCAAAATCCCCATCAAGGTGGATGACGGTGGCGTCGGCGGTGGCGTGGTCGACCGGCTCCGACAGATTAAGCGGAGCAATCCTGCTCAATATTGGTGGATGGAGATTATCCCGGTCAAGTTCGGTGTCCGGATTAAGCACAGATATTACTACGACAGCACGACCTACATGATGAACACGGTCCGGGAGCTGCTGAGCCAGGAGGATGAGGACGGCAAAACCAAACCGGTAGAGCTGATCCTGCCGAATGACAATGACCTGGTCGGCCAGCTCTCAGCCCGCAAATATTCCATGACCGACAACAGCAAAATCAAAATCGAGAGCAAGGACGACATGAAGAAGCGGGGGCTTCCGAGCCCAGACGAAGCGGACTGCGTCCTTCTGCTGTGCCTGCCGGTTGCCATGAAAGACCGAAAGAAAGGAGATGAGAAGCATTGAGTAAAGCCATATCGGCCAAAGTAATCAAGTCCTCGGAGCCGCGGGCAACGCCAATCAAGAAATCCGACAAGCCGGAGGCTATTAATGAGAAAAAAGACGGCGTCCTCTGGTTGGAGCCGGACTATGAACAAAAAGGCTTTAAGGATATGGTCGAGCATTCGACGATTCTCCCGCAATGTATCCGGGCCTATAAGGACAACATTGTGGGTTTCGGCATCGAAATCAAATATCAGGACGACGTCGAGGAAACTCCAGAGATGGCTGCAGAATATACCAGGGCCGAGGAGATCATTGAGCTTTTAAATCTGGACATGGACACCAAGGAAGTTTTTGAGGATATCATTGAGTCCAGAGAAACCTATGGCGTCTCTTACCTGGAAGTGCTGCGGAATATTGCCAACGAAGTCAATCAGGTTGAGTTTATACGGGACACGCCGAGCATTAAGAAGACGCACCCGCTTGAGCCGTCTGTAGAAATTGAGTATTTCTACAAAGGCAAGGTTATCAAACGGATGAAGAAGTTCTGCAAGTACAAGCAGGAGAAAAACGGCAAGACGGTCTACTTCAGAGAGATCGGCGATCCCCGGCAGATGGATAAACGCACTGGCAAATATGCGGAAGATGGAGAAACGATTGAGCTGAGCAACCAAGCCAACGAGATCCTGGAATTCTCCATCGGGACCAATGATTACGGCACCGTGCGCTGGATTGGCCAGGTATTAAGCGTGGACGGTGCCCGGAAGGCTGAGAACCTGAACAACAACTACTTCACCGAGGGGCGGCATACGCCGCTGATGATTGTGGTCAAGGGCGGTTCTCTCTCCGACGAAAGCTTTACAAAGCTGACGGAGTACATGAACGGCATCAAGGGCGAATCTGGCCAGCATGCATTCATCGTTCTCGAAGTCGAAGAGGATGAGAATAAGGTCGATTTTGAAACGGAGAAAACGCCGGCCGTGGAAATCAAAGACCTGGCTTCCATCCTGCAAAAAGACGAGCTGTTTCAGGACTATTTGGAAAACAGCCGCAAGAAGACGCAGTCGGCCTTCCGCCTCCCGGATCTCTACACCGGGTACACAACGGACTTTAACCGGGCGACTGCGCAGACGGCCATGGAGGTCACGGAAAAGCAGGTATTCATTCCTGAACGCATAAGTCTGGCATGGACCATCAATAACAAGCTCCTGAACGGGTACCAGTTCAAGTACGTCGAAGTTGGCTTCAGGAATCCGGACATCACCAATCCGGACGATGTCACCAAGATATTGAATGTAACCGAGCGCGCCGGCGGGCTGACTCCAAATATCGCCAAGGAAATCACGCTGGAAACCCTCGGTCGGGTTGCTGAACCATACGAAGGAGATTGGGGAGATATACCATTGGCGGTATCTCGTGGACAGGTGAATGCCATGAACACTGCCAACGCTGGCGGAACGACCGGAGGCCCGCAGAATCTTACTCAGCAGATTGACCAGGCTATCCAAAAGGCCATATCGTCTAAGGATGATAATGTCATCGCTGTGATGAAAGAAATCCGGAAGGCCCTGGTCGCCCTAGATGGGAAGGTGAGCTGATGTTCGAATGCGTTATTGAAGCAATAGATGTCCTGCTTAAGGCTGCCGATGACGATTTGATCGATAAGCTCAAAAGTGAAGGCTATATCAATCCGGCCGAAAGCGTGGAAAACATTAACACGCTGGAAGACAGGCTGGCCGAGGCATTAAACGACCAGCTGGATTACTACATGCAGGGCCTGGAAGGCGCAGAACTGGAAAATGTTTTGGAGAATGTCCTGCCTGCTCTGCTGGCCGGCGATCTGACCAATCAGGAGATTGCCGATATCTTCAAGGACGTGTTCGACGGTGCCATGCGCAGCCTGATCGACGCCTATATCAAGGATATCGACAAAGACCTGGCTTTTTCCATGTTCAGCAACCGGGCCTCTGACTGGATTGACAGTTGGAGCGAGGAGCTGGGTCAGATCATGAAACTCGGTTCCCATAACGAGCTGCAACGGATACTGGACAATGCCTTAGACGAAGGCGAGAGTATCCAGACGGTGATGGAACGCCTCACTGATTCTTACGGATTCTCCCGCACCCGGGCGCGAGCGACAGCCATCACGGAGATGCTGACCGCCCACTCCTATTCCAAACAGGAGGCCATCCTGCAGAGCCCGGCGGTTGACCGCAAAGAATGGAAGCATACTGGGGAGCACAAGAACAAACCGCGGCCGCACCACCAGGCCTTAGACGGCACCATCGTGGACAAGAATGAGCCGTTTGTCATTTCCGCGCCGAACGGGACCTATGAGGCCATGTTTCCCAGAGACACAGCACTGCCTGCCTCCGAGCGTGTGAACTGCCACTGCATCCACCGGGCCATCGTGAACGAGGATATCCTGGGGCTGTCTCTGGCAGATCGCCGAGCTTTGCAGCAGGAGGCTATCGATAAGGATAACTTCGTCTGGGAAGTAGAACTTAACGCTTCAAACCGGGCAGCAGCCGGAATTGAATAAGGGGAGGGGCTTTCATGTTTGCCAAGTTAGCGGCCTTATTCCGCAGAAAGACCAGGATGGAGTATGAAGTCATCCACATGAAGGAATACAAGGCCAAGCGGAAGCGGCTTTATTATTACGTTGTCGTACCTGAAGATACCGTCGATGACACACTGCTGCAGATCTTCAACGAGCTTGATATCGGGAGCCAGGATGAGGTAACAATATGGTTCTATAAGAGCGATGATGAAGTCAGACATTGCCTGCCCTATTCCGTGGCCATGCTCGCCCGCAAAGGAAAAGGCGAGCCGGTCACTGTAACCAGATAAGCGTAAGCGAATTAACGTGTTCTCGGACACGTTTTTTTAGTGCCCTTGGGAAGGAGGTGAGAGTTTTGAAGGTTACAAAATCGTATGAAATCACTGATGCCAAGATTTCATTCGTTTCGCTGGTGGATAAGGCGGCAAATAAACGCCAGTTCCTTATCACCAAAGCAGAGGCCGGCGCGGCATCGTTTGAGAGCGTTGGCCGGATCATCAAGATAGATGCCGACAGGCACTATATCACCGGTGTCGTTTATGAGCCGATGGTGGCTGACTCCCATGACAATTATATGACCGAGGATGAGATTCTCAAAGCTGCCTACTGGTTTGCCAAAAACGGCGATAAAGTAGACCTCCAGCACGATTTTGAGGAGCTGGAATCCGCGACAGTCGTGGAAACGTGGGTCACCAAGAGCGATGAAACCATCGCCGGCGAGGTGATTCAAAAAGGCACATGGCTGATGACGGTCGAGATTGCTGACCCCTCCATCTGGGAAAAGGTCGAGAAAAAGGAGATTACCGGCTTCTCCATGGGCGGTGTCGGTAAATATAGCGACCAAGACGTCGATTTAAAAGGCGTAGAGAAAGGGGGTCAGGACATGGGAGACAAGAACGCTTCCACAAATCAGGACGTGCAGAAAGAGCAGAAGGGGCTTCTGCAAAAGTTTGCAGGTTTGCTCGGTCTGGACGTGGTAGAAAAGGGCGCGATGATGGATAACTACAACGCGCGCATCAAAAGCACCCGCTTCTGGACAGCATTCAGCACTCTGCAGGATATGCTCTACCGGTACAACTGGAATACTGACCGGTACGAGTATGAGCAGGATGAAAGAACCATCCAGGAAGCCCTTGCTGAATTCTCGGAAATCATAACCGAGGTTTTGGCAGAGCCCAACATCATGAAGACTCTGGCAGCTGACAAAGAAGTTATCAAAGCCGGGAAGAAGATGAGCACCGCCAATAAGACGAAGCTCGACGAGATTGCCCAGGCATTGAGTGACTTTACCTCTCAGTTTGCTGAAGAGGAAGAAGATCCAGTCGAAAAAAACGCGAAGGAGGACACTGACATGAAACCCGAAGACATCCAGAAAATGATTCAGGACGAAATCAAAAAGGCGATGGAAGCGGCCGCCAAGCCTGCCGCACCGGTGGAAAAAGCCGAAGGAGCTAAGCCTGCTGAAGAAACCACCACGGCCCCTGTGACCAAGGAAGACATCGCTTCCATCATCCAGGCGGAAATCAAAAAAGCCCTGGGCGATGATGAGGACGATGAAGACGGCGGCGAAGCCGCTCTGACCAAGGAAGACATCGCCGAAGTGGTCAGAAAAGAACTTTCGGACGTGCTAAAGGCCAAGGGCATTGCTTCAAATCTCAACGATGAAAGCGATCCGGTCAAAAAGAACGGCCAGCACTATCTCCACGGCATTCTGTAATCTTACTAAAGAAAGGATGAACTGACATGAGAAACAACAAGGCTATCATCACCAAATCCGCGCTGCAGACCAGCGATGTAACCGCCGGTCTCTTAAGCCCGGAGCAGTCCCGTACCTTCCTGCGTCAGACTTTCGACGCAACCCCACTCGGCGCGCTGATCCGCCACGAACTCAGAAGAGCCAAAACCGGTGAACTGGACAAAATCGGTATTGCCAGCCGTCTATTGCGGAAGAAAACTGAAGGTACCGATGACAACTACCGCGCGAAGCCGAACTTCGGCAAGGTTGAGTATGCCTGCACAGCTGCTCGCCTGCCCTGGGAAATCACCGAAGAAACCCTGAGAGAAAATATCGAAGGGGAAAGCCTCGAAGACACCATCAGCAGCCTGATGACCAGTCAACTGGGAGTCGATCTGGAAGACATCTACATGAACGGCGACATCGCCACGCTGGAAAGCGACCCCGACTATGACTTCCTGAAGCTCAATGACGGCTGGATCAAGCAGATGCTGAACGGCGGCCATGTCGAGGACCGCACTTCCATCAGCTCCGGCGCCATGAGCGTGGATGTCTACTACGACGCTCTGAAGAAGATGCCGAACAAATACAACAACGGCAAGCTGCGCTGGATGATGAGCCCCCACCGCAAACAGGAGTGGGAAAACTACCTCATCAATCAGCTGATTACCGTCGGCGGCGGCATCACCGACAACCTCATCAATAGCCCGGCCGCTATTCCGACAATTGAAGTTCCGTCTCTTCCCGATGACAAAATCATCCTGACCAATCCGAAGAACCTGATTGCCGTCAACAGCTACAACGTCATCATCCGCAAAACAACCGAGGGCAAAGAAGCGATCATGCAGGACAAACGCTTCTATGTCATCCATCTGGACTTCGACCCCATTATCGAAGAACTGGATGCCGCCGTTATCGTCAAAGGCCTCGCGGCTCTGTAAGATGTCCATCCAACTTAAACTCACCAAAGGCTTATCCTATCGCGGCGGGCTGAATGGGGCCCTGAAAGCAACGAAGGATAAGCCTTTTATTTCGGTGGAGACAAAGAAGGAAGCCGAGGCTGCTGTGGCCACCGGCTACTTCGAAATTGTGGGAGCTGCTGCTCCTGCTGCCCCTGCCGCGAATCTGTTAAATGACGTCAAGTCATCGTCCGCTGTAACCACCGCGGATCTGCCGAAGGCTTTAAGCAAAATGACCACAGATGAGCTGGTTGCCAAAGCGACTGACCTTAATGTGGACATTTCGGAGTGCAAGACCAACAAAGAGCGGGTGGAAACAATCCAGGCAGCTATCGACGCAGCGGCTGAGGCCGCTGTGGCCACCAGCCAGCAGGATGAAAACGCCGAAAATCAGGAGACCACCGACGACCAGCAGGATGACGGTGATTCTTCGCAAATTCCTTTCCAGGAAGAATAGGAGGATAGGCCATGAAACTGACCAATAAGTTTAACGATGGAGCCTGCGGTATCGAGCAGGCTGTTTTCGCCGGCGCAATCAAATTCAATACCGCCAACGTCGCCACCGGCGTCGCCCTGGTGGATGTTCCGGCCAACCATATCATCACCAAAGTGGTCTGCAAAGTGACCGCTGCCTTTGACGCCGGCACCACCAATGTGCTGACAGTCGGCACAGACGCTGAGCTCGATGATCTACTGGACGCCAGCGCTGTCACCGAGGGCACAGTCGGCGCATACCAGGCCAACACCTGGCTGGAAACCGGCGCGGCTAAAAAGACCGTCAAGGCCAAATACACCCAGACAGGCACTGCGGCTGCCGCCGGAGCAGCTGAAGTTTACGTCTTCGCAATGCGCCTGCCTGAGTAAGGGGGCGCATTGCTATGGCAACAAGACCTTGGGTAACGCCGGCGGAGGTCAAGGATTATACCGAGTTTGAAACCGTACAGAATCGGCCGGACGCTAAGCTTCTGGTCGATATTGCGCGCGCAGAGAACTATATCATCCACCGCACCAATAATGATTTCACGGATGTGGAGAAGTACCAGACCATCCCCGAAGACATTAAAATCGCGACGAAGCTTGTTGCTGAGTTCTACGCCACTACCGCCCCTCAGGATCCGCAGAAGAAATACCAGAGTGAGACCTTCAAGGATTATAGTTACACGATAACCAGCGGGTCGGACAAGAGTGCGGACGATCTTGATATTTCGGCCCTGATCGCGGCTTATGTCAAGCCGGCATCGACCGGGACGCTGAATATGAAGATGAGAAAGCTGTAGGTGAGCGCTATGATTGAAAACTTTTTCCGTCATCGCTGTGACATCTACCATGTGACCGCTACGACAAAAACGGCCGGCTATGGTCTACCGAACAGTGAAAAGACCTTGACAAAACCCGCTCTGCCGAGCCTTGCGAATGTTAAGTGCTTCTTTGCCTATCCCGACACTGACGGGATTATGGAAAAGGAGCCGGCAACGGTATTCACGGGAGCGAACGAGATTTCGCTCCCAGCCGGTACCGTCATTAACTATGGCGATGTAATTATCGACAAACGCTTTAATGTTGACTACACAGCAGGCTTTCCCGAAGATGTGCGGGGCAAATATATTGCTGTGCCGCTCACCCGCAGAACCGTTCAGGAGGCTCTCTGATGGCAAAGAGTATGTTTGAGTTTGACGTCAGCGAGATCCAGCTGTACCTGAAGCTGATCAACAAGGCTGCCGAGGGCGAATTCAAGAAGCAGATTGCCCTTTGGTTCGAGGCCTGCGGGTTTGAATTCCTGCGGATCGTGCAGGATGAAATCATCAGCCGGAAAGTGGTGGATACCCGCCTGCTCTTAAACAGCTTTGAGAAAGGCAATCAAAACAACGTCTGGGAAGTATCGGATGGTGGTCTTACCCTGGAAGTCGGTACAAATGTGGAGTACGCGGCTTATGCCAATGACGGCCACTGGACCAATACGAAGGGGAAGACCTCACGCTTTGTGCCAGGCGTCTGGCGGGGTGACACCTTCCAATATGTTCGGGGAGCTAAAACGGGCATGGTCTTGAGGCAGAGATGGGTCGAGGGCTCGCATTACTGGGAAGCGGCTATCAGGATATTTGAGCGCATCTTCCAGAAGTCCGTGGAAAAAAAGATGGAAGAATGGCGCGACACCTTTTTCAGAAAAAAAGGCGGTGGTTAAGTTGCTGGCAGACGAATTGGCAAGCATCGCAAAAAAAATGTATGACATCACGAGCATTCAGGATATCTATTTTGACGAAGTAACAGAGGACTTTAAAGTCCCGTCCCTTTATTTCCCCCCGGTGGAGCAGGAGCCTTTGGGCGACACCCTAAGCACATTCGCCTATGACAATGCCGTGTATATCAAAGTATACGGTGCCACTACCAAGGCCGCCATGGCGATTGCCGAACAGATAATACATGTCATCAGCTGCGGCCGGAACCTGATTCCGGTAGTCGATGAGGAAGGAGACCCGACGGGCCAGAAATTCCGGCTGCGGGGTATTTCTTATAAGGCTATTGAGGTCGGTGCAGCCCAGCTTTATGTGCGATGGGAAAGCGTCTGGTCTTACACGCCGGGTGAGGAACATACCAGAGCGGCCAGGATGGTCTTTAACATTCTGACCAAGAGTTAGGAGGTTCAACATGCCAAAAAAAGAGGAATCCGCTGCTGAGGCTATCAGGGTTTTCCCTCTTGCGGCTCTCAGGAAAGAATGCCGCAGGCTGTACGACATCAGCGCATCAACCTTCGACGGGGCGACCGCCGGGCTAAGACCGGATAAGGAATATACCGTCGAGGAAGTAAAAAACGCCATTGAAAAATGGCAAGGAAGGAAGGTGTAACCCATGGCAGGAGGAAAATTCAACCGGCAGACCGGCAAGGTTCGGCCGGGTACCTATGTCAACTTTGAGGCCCTGGTGGCTGCCGGGCTAGGCGTGCCCGTGCGTGGTATTGTGATCATGCCGCTGCCACTTAACTGGGGACCGAAGCAGACCTTTGTGACTATCGAAGCCGTCGCACCCGATGCCCAGTTCAACAAACTCGGCTACGCAGTCAAGGACAACGACACGGCCGGCAATATGCTGTATATTCGGGAGGCGCTTAAGAAAGCGCAGACGGTTATCGTCTATCGCTTGGCCGGCGGGGTCAAGGCCGCCGTTACTGCCGGTGCTCTGACAGCTACCGCCAAATACGAGGGCACCCGGGGCAACAACCTCAAAGTGGTCATCGTGGCAAATGCGGTGTCCGGCTATGACGTGATGGTATACCTGGACACAACTGTTGTCTTTGAGCAGGCCGGTGCCGAGATCGTCGGCGATATGGAGGCCAATGATTGGGTCGATTGGAGCGGGACAGCAGCTTCGGCGCTGACCACGACCGCTGGATCGTCACTGACCGGCGGCAGCGATACCGCACCGGTCAACAGCGACATCACCAAGTTTTTGGATGACAGCGAGGTTGTGTCGTTCAACAGCATGTGCTTCCCATATACCGACGGCACCCTGCAAACGGCGCTCAAAACCAAAATCGCCTATTTCCGGGATGACGCCGGGAAGAAAGTCACAGCCGCCGTTCCGTCCTTCACCGGGGCGGACTATGAAGGTATTATCTCCGTTATTAATGGTGTGATCCTGGCCGACGGCACCACGCTTTCGGCCTCCCAGGCGTGCGCGTGGGTGGCTGCCGCCGACGCCGCAGCGACAAACATCATGTCCAATACCTACCTGGCTTATGACGGCGCGGTGGATGTCAACGGCAAAAAGACCAATGAGCAGTCGATTGCGGCAATCAATGCCGGCTCGTTCTGCTTCTCACTGGTCAACGGCCAGGCAGTGGTCGAATACGACATCAACAGTCTGACCACTTTCACCGCTCCGAAGTCGAAAGACTACCGCAAAAACCGGGTGCGTCGGGTGCTGGATACCTTTGAGGAAAGCCTGCAGCTCAACTTCCCGCCCAACAAGTTCGACAACGCCGAAGAGGCGGAGGGATCTGTCAGACCGGGCTGGAACTGCATGGAAAGCCTCGGCCAGCAAATACTTACCGCTTTCCGGGACGCCGGCGCCATCAAGAACGTGGACCTGGAAAACGACTTTGTCGTGGACCGGACGGCCTCGATCGATGACGAGACCTTCTTCAACGTGGGTCTTGAACCGGTGGACAGCGCCGAGAAATTGTACTTTACTGTCGTAACACGATAAGGACGGAGGTGTGATTGATGGACAGAAACAGAATGAGCCTCCGTGAAGGGCGCGTGTTCCTTGACGGAGAGCAGATTATGGACCTGGTATCGTGCGAAGTTATCTTTACCCCGGAAGTTTCCGAGAGCCGGACTATCGGACAAAAAGGAAAGTCCCGCCGCTGGATTGGTTATGACGTCACCGGCACGATCAACGAATACCGGTCCACGCCCTGGCTGAAAAATGCTATCAAACAGTATGTCAGCACGGGCAAGACGCCCAAGTTCACTATCGTCGGTATGCAGGACGACCCGAACTCCGACTACGGCGCCGCTTACGGCAAAGATGTCGTAACGGTCGAGGGTGTGGTCCTGACTGGCGATATCCCGCTCTTGCAACTCGACAGCGAAGGGGAGCACGTCCAGAGCGAGCTTGAATTCGGTGCCGCGAACGTCATCTCCAAATAAACATAGGAGGACTGCTCTATGGATATGAAATACTTCATGCGCGCGGAATTGAAACAGGATGAGATCGTGGAGATTCCCGGCATTGAAATCTTCAAGGACGAGAAGGGAAAGCTAATTCCCTTTAAAGTCAAGGTGCTGGGCACCGAAGAGGTCAACGATATCCGCAAGGCCTTTTCCAAGAAACGCATCGTGATGGATGAAAAAGGGAAGAGGCTCTTCGACAAACTCGGCCGGCCGGTGCTTTCGGATGAAACCGACACGGAAGCGGCGACCAGGAGGCTGGTTGTTGAGGCGCTGATATACCCGGACCTCAAAGACCCCGAGCTGATGAAGTTCTACGAGGCCAAGGACGTGATGGAGATGCCGTTTAAGCTCTTCAAGAATCCGAAGCACTGGGCTTATGTCAGTAACGCCGTGGCGGAAGTCCTCGGTATCAACAGCGACGAAGCCGTCAGCGATGACGAGCTGATCAACGAAGCAAAAAACTCATAAAGAGCGGTGATTCAGTGGCGGGTTGGGCCCATGCGTTATGGCAGCGCAAAGGGCTTGACCCGTTTATTTTTGCCGCTCTGGACAGACGAAAGCAGGCGTTTCTTATCGCCTCCGAGCTGATCGAGGATAAGAAGCCGCAGAACGCTGCCAATCTGATTTTCAAAGCCATTAAAGCCTATATGAGCAGACGGAAGAAGAGGGGGTGAGACTTTGGCAGTTGATTTTTCCGCAATTTTCAAAGCGCAGGATAAGGTAAGCGCCACGCTTAGCAATATCAACAAAAACGGCAATGTGCTTGAAAGCACCTTCAAGAAGCTGGCCGCCGCTGCGGCTGGCGTGTTCGCACTGGACAAAATTAAGGATTTCGGCGTGGACAGTCTGAAAGCCTTTGCCAGCTTCGAACAGGGCATGAACGAAGTTTTTACCTTGCTTCCGAACGCTTCAGACGCGGCTTTGGGAGAAATGACGAACCAGGTCAAGGCCTTCTCCAAAGAGATGGGGATCCTGCCGGAGCAGACTGTTCCGGCGTTGTATCAGGCTCTGTCTGCCGGAATACCCAAAGACAACGTATTTGAGTTCCTGGGTACCGCGCAAAAGGCTGCCGTCGGCGGTGTGACCAGTCTGGAAACGGCCGTTAAGGGCTTGACCTCTGTGGTCAATTCCTACGGAGCCGATGTTGTGCCCGTGCAAAAGGCCTCCGACCTCATGTTCCTGGCTGCTGGCCTCGGCGCTACGACGTTTGACGAGCTAAGCAATTCTTTATATGATGTGTTGCCGTCAGCGGCTTCCAGTGGGGTAGCGTTTGAAGATGTCACTGCATCCTTGGTTGTTTTAACTAATATGGGCGTTCCGACTTCGGTTGCGACCACACGGGTCCGCGCTGCAATTGATGAACTATCGAAGAGCGGGACAAAAACGGATAAGATTTTCCGGCAGATCGCGGGCAAAAGCTTTAAGCAGTTTATCGCCGGGGGCGGAAATCTCCAGCAGGCCCTGCAGATGCTGGAAAACGAGGCCAAGAAAAATAATCTCGGTATCAGTGACCTTTTTAGCAGCATCGAAGCTGGCGGAGCTGCCATCTCCCTAACCGGAAAAGGTACAGAATCTTTTAAGAATGCCCTGGAAGCAATGGCGGGAGCATCCGGAGCTACTGAAGCGGCCTATGAAAAACTGGATAACGGTATTGGCCGTACCTTCCAGAAGCTCAAATCCAAGTTTGAGTGGCTGAAAGTAGAGGTCGGACAGAGGATAGGGAATGCTATGTCAGCCTGGTTCGAGAAGAATCGGGGAACAATCGACAAGATTGAATCGGCCATCGGCACGCTGTTCAGTCAGCTTGACAAGGGCGTGCCCTTCGCTGAAGCATTTAAAACATCATTCAAGGACCTTATTCCGGCCGGCACGCTGAATATGATAGGAGACGTCTGGAATGCTCTCGAATATATCTTCACCAAAATCAAGGAAATTGCCGGCTATATAACCACCAACTGGTCATCGGTCAAGCCTGTGGTTATCGGCATCGGCATAGCGTTTGCCACATGGAAGATTGGTTCGGTCATTTATGACACCGTGACGCTGGGCAAGGCTATGTTTGAACTGGGTGGGGCGATCGGTGCAACATCTGTAAAGATATGGGGCAATGTGGCCGCTAAGGCCGCTGATAAGGCAGAAACAGCAGTGTTGATGGCGATGTACGCCGGCGATTTCGTGCGCTCCTTATGGACCAGTGTCACGGCTATCGGGGCACAAACGACAGCATTTATTGTTAACAAAGCCCAGATGGGCGCCCAGGTTGCCGGCATGTTGGCCTTAAAAGGTGTGCAACTGATATCCACGGGAGCGACAGTGGCCATGACCGCCGCGCAGTGGGCGTTGAATGCCGCTTTTATCGCCTCGCCTATCGGCTGGATCGTGTTAGGCATCGCCGCCCTGATCGCCGCCGGAGTGCTCTTGTACAAAAATTGGGACGTAATCAAGGCAAAGGCCGCTGACCTCTGGGCCGGGATTCAGGCCGGGTTTAAAACCTTTATCAACTTCATCATCAGCGGACTGAACTTCATGATCAATGGGATCAACAGCCTCGGTGTAGATATCCCGGATTGGGTGCCGCTGGTCGGCGGGAAACGGCTCGGGTTCTCAATCCCGGAAATTCCCATGCTAGCCTCCGGCAGCACGAACGCCCCGGAAACATTCATCGCCGGGGAGCGCGGTCCGGAACTGATTACCGGCGCTGCGGGATCCAGGGTCTTCCCGTCAGATGATACGGAGCGGATCATCAGCGCGCTGGAAAGCAATAACCGGCCGATATCGGTCTCTGCCTCTCCGTTTGCCTCAGATGATGAGCAGGGCGGTGAAACAGCGGCCGAAAAGACCATCAATATCAACCTAAACGGGAACGGGACTATCAAAGGCAGCGGGCTGTCTAAGGAAGAGATTTTGGATGCCCTGATCGTCTATATCAAGCCAGTTCTTTTGAGCATTATCGAGACGGAAATCTTCGAGGAGGGGGATCTGGCGTATGAGTTCTGATTATAAAATGTACCTGACATTCGACAACGAGTCTGAAAAGCTGTCCATTGTCGATCTCCCGCCAAAGATCGACGTTTCGTCCGGAACAAAAAACGAAAGTATCGACATTGCCGGACTGGGGGAAATAACAATCTTCCAGGCCCGGCCTGCTTTACAGTTCTCGTTCGAATCGTACTTCTCGCCCGAGAACACAACGCCCCAGCAGAATAAAGACACCCTACTCCGGTGGAAAGAAGCGGGAAAGCCGGTACATCTGATTGTCACCGGTGCCAATGTCAATATCTTCGTCTCCATCGAGAATATGACCTATTACGAGCAGGGCGGCGACGTCGGGACGATTTACTATACCCTCTTCCTGAAGGAATACCGGGAGCCGACCGTCCGGGCAATCTCCGTCAAAGGGATCATGGGCATCATGAGCGCCAGCACGCAGCGCGTGGACAACAGGATGCAGGCCAAGACATACCTGGCCAAGAGCGGAGACTGTCTTTATAACATTGCCAAGGGCCAGCTGGGAAGCGCCGAGAGGTGGACGGATATCGCCTCCTTAAACGGAATCAAGGCTCCGTATACCATCTATCCCAATCAAAGTTTGAAACTTCCGGGGTGATGAAATGATAGGATGTACGCTTATTCAAGCCGGAAAGACCATGGATATCTCGGAGCTGGTGTCGGATATGACCTGGTCAGGACGCAAGGGCGCCGCCGGCAGGTCAGTCTCCATGACGCTCCTGGACGCTCCGGAATATACCCGGTCTGGTATCGATATTGAGAAAGGCTGTCAGTGCATTGCCACATGGAAGGGCGCGGAGCTGCTGCGCGGATTGGTGGTCAGCCAGGGCCGGGGGAAATCCAAGAAGCTGTCGATAGCTTCCCGGGATAATCTCATTTACATGGCCAACAATGATGACACCTTCAGCTACAAGAACCGGACAGCCAGCCAAATCTTTGTGGATGTCTGTACCAGGTTTCAAATCAGCTATGACGTCGTGGCCGATACGAAGTATGTTATCCCTTCCGTTTCCCTGGAAAGCGGTAAGCTGTGGGATGTTATCTTGGAGGCGATGAGCCTTACCTACAAGGCTACCGGGCAGAGATATTACGTTGTCAGTTTTAAGGGCAAGGTAAGCTTGCTACTGCGCAAAGAAGCGGTTCAGCAATGGGTGATCGAGGACGGTCAGAACCTTATCGACTATGACTTTAACAAGAGCATTGAAAGCCTTGTGACCCGGGTGAAAATGGTCGGCGATCAGGGGACGCTCGTGGCCAGCGCGGTGAATGCGGAGCTGGAAAAGAAGTTTGGGATCTTCCAAAAGATTATCCAGAAGGATAATGATCTGAACGCCGGGCAGCTGCAGGAGGTCACCAACAGCACACTTAAGCTTGAAGGACTGGCCCAGGAAAGCTTGTCGGTCACAGGCCTGGGGATTGAAACAGCTATCTCGGGCACCGCAATTTATCTCATTATCCCGGACTTGGATATCCGGCGTAGCTACTATATCGACGAGGATAGCCACACGTTCCGAGGCAATTACCACGAAATGAAACTGACGCTAAACAAGACCAACGAATTTTAGGGGGTGGTGTCATGAGCGATAAGCCAACGAGCCTGAAACAGGCTTTTCAGCAGATGATCCCGGAGGGCTCCGGCCTGATCAGGGGAATTGTAACGAATGCATCCCCTCTTTCCATCCAGATTATCAATAATCCAAAAATGGTGGTCTCCGGCGCCAACCTGGTTGTTCCGCGCCATCTGACCGACTACGAAACGACTTGCACGATTGCCGCGGCGGATCTGCACAATGCAGCCGTAACGATTCACAACGCCCTGACAGTGGGCGAGAAAGTGACCATGCTCCGGTTCAGCGGGGGCAAAATTTATTATGTATTGGATAGGGTGGTGGGATAATGGGCCTGGATATACCGATCAACCTTGATTTAATCGATTCGTCGGCGGAGGCCATCCCGACCAAGACGCCATATATCGACTGGGCCGCCGGCCGGATATACGGATATGTTGACAGCCTCAACGCCATGAAACAGCATGTGAAAAAGACGCTCCTCACCGAGCGTTTTAAATTTTTGATCTATGACAATCAGTACGGAGCCGAAATCGAACACCTGATAATGGACAACATCGACATGGAAGTCCTACAGCTGGAAGCGGTCAGGGTGGTAAAGGACGCTCTGCTTTGCGATAAACGCATAATCGATGTTTACGACTTTGATTTCAGCGACCTGCAGGACGAAAGGGTTATTCGGTTCTCTGTAGATACGATTTACGGGCCGATACAGGGGGAGGTGCCGCTTTAATGTTTGAGGACAGAACCTATGAAAATATCCTAAATGAAATGCTTGACTTGGCCCCGGCTAGCGTGGACACCAGACAAGGGAGCGTGTTCTATGACATGATGGCTCCGGCCGCTCTCATGCTTGCCCGCTATTATACCGAGCTGAACACCACGATTGAGCTGGTATTCCTGGATACGGCCGCGGGGGCTTATCTTGAAGAGAAATGCCGGGAACATGCCGTGTACCGTCTGCCGGCGACGCCCAATGTGCGCAGCGTAACCTTTACTGGGGCAAGCGTCGCGGCCAATCAGCGGTTTTTTGCCGAGGGGCAGTATTTCGTCACCAAATATGACGAGGACGCCATCCTGGTGGTCGAAGCGGAAACGCCCGGTGTAGCGGCCAACGTTATATCGGCTGGGACGGCTCTAGTGCCGGTAAATACCATACCAGGGCTCACGGCCGCTACGCTCGGGGCTACCATAACGCCCGGTAGCGAAGCCGAAAGCGACGACAACCTGCGCCGACGTCTGCGCGAGAAAATAGCCGGGCCCGCAGCCAACGGAAATAAGCAGCATTATAAGACCTGGTGCGAGGAAATCTCCGGTGTAGGGTTGGCCAGGATTGACCCTCTATGGAACGGAAACAACACGGTAAAGGGGATCCTGATCGATACGGAAGGCCTTCCGGTCAGCTCAAGCATCGTCGATGAAGTGCAGGATTACATCGACCCGGGCGGCACCGGAATGGGTGAAGGCGTGGCCAATATCGGATGCCATTTCACGGCGGTGGCGGCGAGCGCATATACCATCAACATTGCATTTGACGCTCAGCTGGCGCCTGGGACAACGGCAGAAGATATCGAGGTGAGCGCTGCGGCGGCTATCGCAGCCTACTTTAAGGAAGTGTCCCTGGCGAGTACGGATAATTCGGCTATGATTATCCGGACCGCGGCCATCGCCAATGCCATCTATGACCTGGCAGGCTTGGTGGACTACGCGAACCTAACAATTAACGGTGGCACGGCCAATATTTCCGTACCGTATACCGACGTGCCAGTAGTGGGGGTGGTGAATGTTGGCTAAATTTGATGAGCTAAAGACCTATCTCCCGGAGTTTTATCAACAACTGCAGGAGGCTGCGGCTTATCTGGCCGCTCTGGGCGTGCAGATGGACGGAGTACACGAGGACACGATGCAGGCCAGGGATAATAACTTCGTTTTTCTGGCCGGCGCTGATGCCGTCACTAGGCTGGAAAAGTTCATGCAAATCCCCTTTGACCCGGCGCGGACATTGGAGGACCGAAAGAGGCTTATAGCCTCCTTTTTTGTGGGTAACAACCGGATCGGTGCCACAGAAATCAAGGAGCTGATCAAGGTCTTCACACCGTCTCCCACAGATGTGACTTTCGCGGCCAGCACCATCAATGTCCGTGTGACAAGGGATATCGAGGATACCTTTATTCTTGGTGATTTCTATTTCATTTTGCTTAAAAAAATCCCGGCACACCTGGATCTGGTCATTACCGTGTTAAGCACGTTTGAGACCAGCTTTTATGTAGGAGGCGCAATGACACAATACAAAGAGGAGGTAATAGACGCATGAGTTCGAGATGGACGACGGTTGTAACGACTGCCGGCGCGGCTCTGCTGGCCGGTATATCAGGGCATATTTTCAACTTCACGAAAGCCCAGTGCGGATCCGGAACAGTAGCTGTAGAAGCCCTGGCGTCTCAGGTTGCGGTAACAGGTATGGTGAAGAATCTGTCGATCACTGCGGTCAGTCATACTGACAATATCGCGAAATTAAGGCTGCAGCTCACCAACGCTTCCGTAGAAACGGGCTTCGACTTGCATCAAATCGGGATATTCGCCAAGCTGGACACTGATCCGACCGATGTGTTATTCATGATTATCCAGGCGGACACACCGGACTATATTCCAGCGGCCGCGGAAAGTCCCAATTTTGTCAATGATTATGTTGTCAACGTATTTGTAGGCAACGAGGCTACGATCGAAGGCAATATCGACCTGGCTGCCTATGTGACGATCGGTATGCTGACGGACACTGAAACGGTCGCCGGGGCCCAGGCCAAAGCTAATGCAGCTCAAGCCGCAGCACAGACCCATGCTGACCAGGCGGACGCCGCCCACGTCGCAGCAGCTGATCCGCATTCGCAATATGCATTGGATAGTGACCTTAGTAATTTAGCTGGGGCAGGGCGAACGAACGAGACGGTTAAGGGCAATGCTGACGCTCTTACGAACCATTTGCTAGACAATGCGCTGCATGTACCTCATCTTGGTATAACTACGAATAACGGAAATATTTACAGCTTAACAAGCACAAAAGTGATAGGTGATGGTGCGAAGTTCAGCGTTAAATTTAATGCCGCCGCTACAGGTACAGCGACCCTTAATATTTCATCCGATGGTACAGCGCGGACGCTGAAAAAGCCAGACGGTAACGATTTCAAACCAAAGGCTGGAATATACTCCTTTATCCGGGATGGCGTAAATTTTCAGTTATTGGGTGAAGGGGGGGAATATGGAACAGCCGGAGCTGCCCAAACTCTAACTGGATACAGTGTGGGTACAGAGAACGGATTGATTGATGGAATGATGCCAAATAGGGCTGGAGAGACTGCGGCTCTATCTAGCGAGGTTTCGGGCACGACGCTGAAACTTCTCGCTTCTGATGGATACCGGGATGGCGTGGATGATAAGGTTACCATTACTGATGCTGATTTTGTGGCAGGGAATATCAAGTCTGGTGTGAATATATTTGGTGTTGATGGAACGCTTCCGGAACCATTGAATTCAATAGTTGCTAGTTACACAATATCAGCAGGTGAGACAATATCAGCAGGTGGACTTGTTGAATTCATCAATGGGCAAGTAAGAAATCCAAAGTGCTATCCAACTGTACTAGATGAAAATGTATTTGGTACAGGTACTGTATCTAATGTAACTGCTACTAAATTAGATGATACACATATACTCGTTGTATATTGCTTGAATTATATTTATGCAAAGGTTATTACAATAAATACTGATAAAACTTTCTCATATGGGACAGCATTGACAATTGAAACAACCTCATCCGATGGTATGGCTATAACCGCTTTGAGTAGTAGTAAAGCATTTCTTGCCTATAATACAAATGCTTTATTCGGGGTAGTTTTATCAGTGTCAGGGACAACGGTGACCAAAGGTACTATAACCAGTATTGGGAGTAGCAATAGTTTCGATTGTATGATGGTTGACGATACCCATGTATTGGTTACTTACAGAAACACTTCAAACTCCTATTACGGGACAGCTGTAGTTGCCACAATTTCTGGAACTACATTTACATTGGGTACACCATTGGTATACGAGACCCTACAATGCCAATATAATTCACTCGCAAAATTAAGTAGTACAAAATTCTTGGTAATGTATAGGGAAGCCGGTTCAACTTATTATTCAATGTGTCGTGTATTGACTATTTCAGGGACTACAATTACGGCAGGTTCACAGTACACGATAAATAATACAAACTGTACCTATATCACAGGTGTTGCCTTAGATAGTAGCAGGGTTTTGGTTACATTTAGTTCAACAATTAATGGCACCTGTGCCGTAGTATTAACAGTATCTGGAACAACTGTCGTTGTTGGAACTGCGGTGCAAATATATTATAATTCGACATCTCATGTAATAGTCATGGCTGGTGGTTCTGACAATGCAGTTATTGTTTTTTATTACGGAATAATCGCCTTAAAAATCTCGGGAACGACAGTTACCGTTGAAGGTAAGAATATAACAACAACAGCAATCTATAACTCATCCGATTTGGTGGCGATGAGCGAGAGGGATTTTATTGCGACATATATAAGCTCTACTCAATCAAGTTATGGGTGTACAAAGCATATTTTACTTGATAATAGAACCCAGGGTATGGCAAAAACAGGTGGCACAGCTGGGCAATCAATTCAATGTTATGATTGGAGGTAATTTAATATGATTCTAGTGGAAAATGAAGTAGTTCTCGCGGTCATGGACACCTACGAACAAAAAGAAAACGGCAAACTCATCAATGGATGCATCTTCCCGATGGGCAGCGTGATTAACGTGATAACCCCTGCGGATGTAGTTCCCCAGAAGTATTGTTATGATTCAACTAATGGATTCTATCTAAATCCTAATTATGTTGAGTATATCTCACCTGAACAAGAACTAATAAAAATAAAGAAAAAACTTGGTGAGATTCCCCCAATCACTTCCCCTTCAACCTTACTGGATTACCAAACCAACAAAATATTTGAACTTTCAAAAGCCTGTGAAGAAGAAATTCTTACAGGCTTTTATTCTACTGCCAGGGGAACAAGTGAGTGGTACACCAACAGCAGGGATGACCAATCAAACATTATTGCACAGGCAACATTGGCAACCTTGAACCCTGCAATCATTCCGCAGTGGAAATCAGCAAATGAAAGCATCTGCACTGATTTCACTTTGGCACAGATGACCCAATTGGCAACGGATGGGGCGATTTTCAAAACGGAAAGGATTAAAACATTTGAAACATTGAAGGTTGCTGTTTTGGCTTGTACTACTATTGAAGAAGTGGAAGCGATATCATGGTCAAAAAAAGTTTGGTCTTAGGTTTCCTCATGGGCATGGTATACCTCACGATGGAAGGTTTCGCACGAGGCTGGACAAATATCTCCATGCTCTTTGTAGGCGGCACTGCTGCGGTGCTGGTTGGGCTATTAAACCAATACCCGAGGTATTACCGCCTTAAGATTTGGCAGCAGTGCGTCATTGGTACGCTCATCGTGCTGGCGATCGAGCTAGGATCTGGCCTGATTCTCAACGTATGGCTTGGCCTCGGAATTTGGGATTATTCAGCTAAACCTGGAAACATTTACGGCCAGATATGCCCGCAATTCGCAGCACTTTGGTTCTTCTTAATGCCTTTTAACATTTGGCTGGATGATTGGTTGAGATTTCGACTCTACCAGGAAGGAGATCCGTACAGGCTCAAGGAGATATATTTGGAACTGATTACAGGTAAATAGATTCAAAGAGCGACAGAACACCGTAAGGTGTATTTTTTTATATTTATATAAAGAAGGTATGATAATGGGCTGGACAATTGCGGGTATTTGGATCTTTCTAGTTTTGCTTTATTGGGCCTTTATTTATGGAGCCACAAAAAATGATCCCGATGATTAACGCCTCTTTAGGCGTTTTTCTCATAGCCAAATAACCGACCGTGAAAGGAGGCAGACAAAAAAAATTCAGAAAGGAGCGATTCAACTTAACACACACTTTTTTAGAAAAAAATCAACAGAGGATACTTTTATTTGTTTGGATAGGAGGATGATGATTTGGAAAGCACAACACCTGCGGTTTCAAAAGATGCTTGCAATGAGCGTCATAAAGCCCTTGAAAATTATCTTAGTAATGATAAGACTGCTATCGCAAGGCACGATGGGGACATAAAAGATGTCCAAGAGGCCATTGTCAGGCTGACTACGCTTATGGAAAAATACGGCGAAAAAAGCGGTGACCACGAAGATAGGATCCGGACGATTGAATCCAAACCAGCTAAACGATGGGAAAGCGTTGTCGGTCAAATAATACAGCTACTTGTTGCTGCTGGGATCGGTGGAGTTATTGGAAAATTGGTTTAGGGGAAGGCGTTGATCCTGAGCATCTGATTCTCTATAAAATATAAAAGGAGATGTTACTTTGAAATTTGGAAAAAAACCGTATGCTTCAAAAGAAAAAGATTTTAGGTTCAAGACGTATTTGACGGGGGAATTGCCTCCGCTTCCTGCCTCTTTTGGGCCCAAAGCGCAGATAGCAGACTGGGGAATGCTCGGTAATGATCAATACGGAAATTGCGTTTTCGCCGGTGCCGCACACGCCGTCATGCTATGGACTGCTGAAGGAGGACATCCGGTTCTGTTTACGGTGCAGGATGTTCTCAGCGATTACGCCGCCGTAACCGGGTTTGACCCCAACGATCCAAGCACGGACAATGGAGCATATCTCCGTGATGCTCTTGACTACGGGAGAAAAACAGGATTTATAGATGCCAGCGGACAGAGGCATAAAATCAAAGCATTTTTGTTGCTTGACATTTTGGATTTTAACGAAATCCTTATGGCGACATACCTGTTCTCGGACACTAAACTTGGTATTCTCCTCACGCAAACAGCCATGGATCAGTTTTACGCCGGGCAGCCCTGGACGATAACTGAAAACGACAGTCGGGTGATAGGTGGCCATGACGTTGAATTTATCTCTTTTGATGGCCAATGGATAAACGTCGTAACATGGGGGAAAGAACAAAAAATGTCTATAGACTGGTTTAAGGCTTATTGTGACGAAGCCTGGGCGCAGTTGTCAGAGGAATTTCTTGTCAACGGGAAATCTCCCGATGGTTTTGATATGACCCAACTCCAAGCGGATCTGTCTGCGCTGACCCCAAAGCCACATAATTTTACGATCGATATTACTCCCGGTAAGGCAACCGCCCAAATTGGTCAAAACGTTACAATCCAAGTAGCCACCAAGGATAACGGTATTCCCGTTCCCGATCAAAAAATAACGGTTGATTACGGCGGAATATCTCGCTATTCCGATTCAGCGGTTACTGACAATAACGGCATTGCTACCTTCAACCTTTCTTGTAACAAAGAAGGTGAAGAAAGCGGCCTGTTCAGATGGGTAGACCCTGCTGGTGTATCGCATTATGGGACATCGTTTATTACTTTTTCAAATAATGTTTTTTCCTCGGCTCTATCCTCTCAGGACTTTATTAAACGAGCAATAAGCGTAGCCCAAAATTATAAGACAGTTTACATGTGGGGGACATTCGGGGCGCCCGTTACCGCAGCGCTGATCAACGCCAAGGCCGCACAATATCCTGATCATTATACGGATACCAAGGTCGCTTACATGAAATCCCTGATCGGTAAAGGATACTTCGGTTTTGATTGCGCCGGATTGATAAAAGGTATCTTGTGGGGATGGTCCGGGGACGCGTCCAAAGATAATGGCGGGGCAATCTACAATTCCAACGGCGTTCAGGACATTGACGCTGATACCATGATCAACAAATGCTCAGAGGTAAGTACGGACTTCTCCAAAATTGTACCCGGGGAGGCGGTATGGTTACCCGGGCATATCGGAGTTTATATCGGCGCCGGTAAGGTTGTCGAATGTACTCCCGAATGGGAAAACGGGGTACAGATCACCGCTTGCCGAAACATCGGCGCTATTCCTGGCCTTGATGGCCGGGTGTGGGCGAAACACGGCAAGCTCCCATATATTAATTATTCAATAGAGGAGGCTTTTAAATTGGAACATGCTGTAATGTATTTCAAGACGGATGATTTTTCGAGTGCTTTAATGGTTTCAAATAGGCTCGGTAGATGTGCGATGTTCTGCCGAAACGGTGATAATGCCAATACTCACAAGGACGCCATGGCCGCAAAACACCTTGTAGTAATCGGCGGGTCAGAAGTGACTAATCATCCAAATGTAACAAATTGCTGTGGATCAGGCGCTCCTGAGACAGCAATCCTGGCTGCCCAATACGCCAAAACATTGTAAGATGAAAGCAGCATTAAGAAGAAGAACCGAGGGCGACCGGGAGATACCGGTCGTCTATATTTGGTGTCCGGGATGTGAGGAATATCATGCCATGCCAACAGAAGGGCCTCATAAATGGGACTTTAACGGAGAACAGGAAAAGCCAACGCTGCGCCCTTCAATACTGGTAAGAAGCGGGCATTATATCCCAGAGCATAAAGGAGATTGCTGGTGCACATACAGCGAACGGAATCAAGGAGAACCGGCGCCGTTCAAATGTACTGTCTGTCATTCATTCGTAACAGATGGGAAAATACAATTTCTGTCTGATTCAACCCATAAACTATCCGGGCAAACAGTAGATTTACCGGAAATAGATTTATAGAATAACTGCGCTACAGCGGCTTATTTAAGGAGGATTCTATATGTTTACCATCGACATTGTATTGGTGAAAATCGCTCTGTCCTTAGTGCTTTTGATCTGTGCCAATATTTTACTTGGCAGCATGAACGCAATTTTGGCAAGGCAATTCGATAAGACTAAATTTGTCAACGGTCTCTTAAAAGGATTGGTCGTTGCTCTCGCCATTCTCTTGGTTTATGTTGCCGGCCTTTTGGTGCCCAACATTGTCATTATGCAGATAGACGGACAAGACGTCACACTCGTAATGGCTCTCAGTATGCTCCTGGTAGCATCCTTATTATTCTACGGAAAAGAGAATATAGGCAAAATAGCTTCATTTATCAATGCTAAATTTGGAGATAATACAAGTAAAACAGTTAATAATTATATTGAAAACAAGGAGAACGGATCAATAAACGAAACGTTCACGGCGATCCGCGCCAGTGATAGATCAAGTGGCGATGAGCCGCCCAGTACAATATAATTTTTCAGAAGAAAATGCCCCCTCCGGAGGATTAAACCCTTCCGAGAGGGGGCATTTTTTTTATTTCCCTGCTCCAGATAACGTATATGGTGATAATCTAACGAATTACAGTTTTATTTAACGCATGATGTTAGAATATCCCCGAAGGAGCAGAGGCGCATGGCTGTTAGAATTTTACTATCCACGAAGCTTGGCGAGCTTCGCTGGACGCAGGCCGACCTCGCACGCAAGACGGGAATACGCCCAACCACAATAAATGAGATGTATCACGAAATCAGTGATCGTGTAAGCCTTGAACACCTTGACCTCATATGTGAGGCCTTAGATTGTGAACTATCAGATATCTTGGTGCGTATCCCCAATGAAGTTCCGAAGTTACAGAACCGCTCGCGTGCCGGTGAAATCGAGAAGGATGATTAAGGTGTTACAGCACCTTCATCTGTAACGGGCACCCTCTCAGGGGTGCCTTTCCCCTGCCATAAAAAAGTACCTTCTTTGTCTTGGACTGCGAACATGAACTCCGGATGAGCCTTCGTTAATAGTATCGCTGCTGAAATCAAACTGGGACTCTCGTAACTTTTGGAAACCTGATGCCATTTTCCTTCCAGGCCAGCTGTGACCAGGAAGAATTCTTGTAGCTCTGACAGTAATATCACCTCCTCTCAAAGGAGGCATTTTTTATGACAATGTTTATGATAACAAGGTTTTCAAAGAACGTATATGGTAAAGGGGCACCATCTTATCCCCTCTGGTGACGGGTATCCCGCGACCTCCCCGGAGCGGATCCGGATCATTGGTTTCGGCTGCTCCCCAGGCAGCCATCATCAGGCGGGTTAGATGAACTTTGCGAATTTGACAACTGTGCCTTTTTGAGTTTCTTTATCTTCGTGACTATTGTTATGCCAACCCGAAAATGTCCATTTATCAAACCCTTTATCCTTAGCAATCTGCGTCAATTTATCGGATGGCAGATGTCGAAGTGTAGTGCCTAATACGTCCGGCACTAAGTCGCTTTCGTGGTAGTCGATCCCTTCCTCAAGAAGCAGGGTGTGTTCTTCATATCGTTCCATCTTCAGAGATTTCATTTTTGTACCTCCTTCGCTTTTGACCATGCGTCCCTTGCTGCCCTGCAGGCTTCCAGTGTCGGCTTTACGCAGGAAAACAACTCGCCGTCGAGGTCGCGGTAATCGTAGCTGAAATAGGTTTTGGTCTTTCCACCGATCTTCCGGATGAACTTCTCGTATTGCTCCTGACCTGGGGTCTTGGTAGTGGTTACTCCATTTACCGTCATGTTCGTCATAGTAATCATCCAT